TCAGGCGGACGGGTGGCGAGTTCCCATCTCGTTTCTGATCTGGCGAAGCTCATAGCGCAGTTCGTTCAACTCACGCGCGTGGTCTTTCAGGGCCTCGATCGTCTCCTCGGCGGATTCCCTGCGCTCACGAGCCGGCCCGTGCATTTTCGCCTCGAGCTCTTTCATCGTGAAGGCGAGACCCTCGATGCTGGTCGCGAGGATCTTCATTGCCTCGCCGTCCGCCGTCATTGTGCGGATTGTCGTGCTCGTCGCCGATGGACTTGCCGCCTGCCCTCGCCTGTAGAGAAACAGCCCAGCCCCACCCACGGCCAAGGCGATATAGAATAGCACCCGCGCCCATTCGGGCAGTTCAGTGATCAGACTTTCCATGTCGCTTGCGCTCGCTATACGGGACGCGAGCATCACCGGCCGCAATCCAGATATTCGATATTTCCCCGAGCGCGAGGAAGGCGTAGGTAATGGAACCCGTCGACGCCACGCCGGCCGATTCGATGCCGGTTGCGAGCGACGCAAAAACGAGCAGACCAAACACGGCGAAGATGCCACGAAGCTCTGGCGACGGCTTCCACGCCCCGTTGTAGGCCAGCGTCAGAAACCGCCCCAAACCGATCCAGAATAGCGCCGCGCCCCATGTGTTTTCGCTGAACGCTGCCGCCAGATCGCGAAAGGCCGGTTGAGCAAATGTGTCGGCCGGATCGAGCAGGCGAAGGCCAAGCCCGATGAGTATCCCGGAACCTATCCATTCCAGACGGCGAACCGGGAAGTGCTCAACGATTTGAACGAGGATCATCGCGCCCTCACCTTCGGCATTGCCGATGTCAGTTTGAGGCACCCGGACGTGCCAACCGACCAGACCATGATCAGCCCGTCGAGATAATCCCCCATGTCGGGAGTCGGGATGACCCCGCAGACACGCGGTGACGGCCCGCGCGGCGGTATGGACGCCTTCGCATCGCTGGCCATCCACCCGGCCAGTGCAACGACGGCAAAGGCCGCGAGGGCAGCAAGGGTCCAGCCCCAGACCGTCACGGTCAGCGCCCGAGCGGCTTGCGGGCGATCAGCCGGCCATAGATCGCGAAACCGGCGCCAATGCTCGCGGCGATCGGGGCGGCGTAGAGCTCTCCGTCGGTGACCCCCGCGGCGAACAGACCGTAGAGCCCGAAGACGCTGGTGACGATCGTGCCGATCGAGCCGATCATCACCCGGCTGCGCCACCAGGCCTCGGCATTGGCGAGATGCTCGATCGTCGGGCCGACCTCCTTGACGACACGATCGGTTACCCCGGAGACGTCGCCGTTGTCGATCTTGAGGTACGGCGTCGCTGCGGCATCAGCGACGGCCTTGCGGATGCTGCCCTCAATGAGTGTTCTGGCACTGGACATGGCTGTCTCCTTTCAGGCGGCCGAGCGGATCGCCGCGATCTCGCGGGCGACCGTGGTTTCGATGGCGGTAAGGTGTTGTTCGATGCTCTCCAGCGTCGCTGGAGGTTCCGCCGGGGCGGCCAGGGCGCGCGTGATGGCCTGCAGCGTTGCGTCGCCCGCCCATCCATCGACAAGCTGGCCCTGCGCCGCCTGGAATGCTCTGACGGACGCCTCGGTCGCCGGACCGAAGTCGCCGTCGATCGACGCGGCGTAGAAGCCAAGGGCCGCCAGGTCACGCTGCAGCGCGCGCACCGCGTCGCCCTTCTCGCCGCGGCCGAGCGCGTCAACGCTGGCGTCTATCCTCGCGTTGTCGTTCTCGGCCAGCGCCGGCGTCCACGGCGTGTCCTTCAGCTTGCGCCATTTGGCAAAGGCCGAGGCGAGCTTCAGGTGGTAGCGGTTCTTCAGGTAGCCGCTGCCGTTGTAGCCGCGCGCGAACCCGCTCCAATCGTGCCGGCGGATCTCGTCGTCCAGCCCGGCCGACTTGATGAAGGCGACCATCGCCGCGAGGTGGTGCTCCTCGTCTTCCATGAACGCCCGCACCATCGCCTCGACGGTGTCGTAGCCGGCCATCTTGTGGTTGAAGCCCATCACCTGGCCGAGCCCCCAGGAGCAGGATCGCAAGGCGGCGATTAGATTGATCTTGATCATTTGCGCGAGGCGCGCGTAGCGGTCCTTAGGGTAAGGCTTATCGCCCCATTTGGGCCATGCAATCCCCTGCCTTACCGCCTCCCTGCGCTGGTCGCCGGTCAGTTCTCGAAAGAAGATGTGCCCTTCCGGCAGCAGCTTCGTGCGTCCTTGGGCGTCGAAGCCCTTGCCGTTGCCGGTCTCGACATCGATGACGGCGTGGATCTCGTCCTCGCCGACGCCGATGGTATGGGCGATGCGCGGGATATCGATGTCGTCGAGACGCTTCGCCGCGCCCCGGAAATCTCCGAAGTCGATCATGATCATCTCCATTGCGCGCATGAAAAAGCCCGACGCGGAGGCCGGGCATGAAAAAGGCCCGCCGAAGCGAGCCTGTTGTCTGCTGATTACGAACGATCCCGCCTGGTGCAGCGCCTCTTCCATCGCCATTTGGCATAGAGAATCAGAATGAGGCTATCGGCCACGACGATCGCCAGAAGTGCCAGAAGTACCTTCACCCTGCCCACCAGCAGGCTGCGCGACGTTTCAGTCGTTCCGCGAAGCCCTCGATGCGTTCGACCGAATACACTCGCCGGCCATAGGCGTTCGACACAACGACCTCCCCTTCGCCGCAGATGCCAAGCGCGGAGGCTCTGAAATTCACGTCGCGGCTGGTTTTCTGCGAACCGATGTAGATATTCTCAATGATCAGATCGCCCTGGCGAAGTTTCAGCCAACTTTCCGCCCCCAGCGGATTGACGCGCACCCGAACATCATAACCCTTGCGTTCGGCGACCGAGACCACAGGAGGAATGCTCATCGCCGAAGTCGTCGCGTCGGGCACCCCACTATACTCCATCAGCAAGGAACGGATCGGCGCCGACACATCGGCCGTCTCGCGCTCGACCACCTTTTCGCAAATCCTGATATTCTTGAATTGCACCGATCCCGTCGCCGGCTTTCCGTCTTTGGGAAGTGCGAGAACGAAGTGAAAGTTGACTGGGTTCGCCAAGGACTGATCAAGCGGGAAATATTGGTAGCGAAACCGCGCGCCCGCATCCGCTAACCTGTTTCCACCATAGGACCACTGATCGGCATCGTTCGCCAATGTCAGGTCCACCTGTTCCCAATCACCGGATTCCAGATGCCCGCCGAGCGGCTGCGACGACAGCGCCCAATTCGCGCAGACCATTCCGGTCTGGCTTTCATTGTCCCCGTTGCGGCAGCTTTGGATCCACGGATAAAACTCCGTGTCTCCCCGCTCAAAATCAACGCCGCGGACATCGAACGACAATTCAGCATCGCGAAGATCGATCTTGCCATCCAAGTATGTGTAGCCGAGCAATTGCAGCAATCCGAAACCATCCGTGTGGTTCGGGTCCAGCGAAGGGTTCAGCCGACTGGTGAGCACGCCATCTGCTGATGAGAGGTCCATCCAAGCACCCCAGTCCCCGTCCTGAAACTTGGTGGTAGAGGCCCTATCATGCAGGCCTTCAGCTCCCGGTATAGGAAAGTCGACGCATCGCTCTTCCCGATTGCTCAACGGTCCGTCAGCGTCGCGGGTGATGCTTATATAACCATCCGTCGAGAACGACTTGATCGGGAAGAGGACTGGCCGAGCTTCTGTCCGAAGACTTGAAATGGCGAGTCCTCCCACCACACCCAACGCTAGCATTGAACAGGTAGCGGTAACGACCGCGGTCTTTTTTTTCATGCGGATTCTCTGTTTGGCGGCTTGTGTATTTGGCAAAGCTTCAACTGCCCCGTCCGGCTAGGAAAGCCCGGACAGGTCGACACCGTTGATGGGCCAGATCATCGAGCCTGATGACCGATCCCGGCCTCATTGTAGTCGACCGCTTTGGCCGTTGGAGGTAGCCACGCGGTGATCGTTGGTTATAAGGTTTTACAATCATAGCCAAGCCTGCGAGCACCAACCAGGAAATTCCTTTTGAATGATGAGCTCTGGATCGTCGCCGATCAGTTCTGAGATTCGGCCGATAACCGGTCTGCGCGCGCTGGCCGTGCTCGCTGTCGTGCTTTTTCACATTGACGCCGATTTCGCGCCATACGGCTATCTGGGCGTTGACCTGTTCTTCGTCATTTCCGGCTTCGTCGTCACCAACCGACTGCTGCGTGTACGGCGAGCGGGAGAGCTGGCCGAGTTCTATTACGGTCGTGTGCGCCGCCTCTTTCCGGCATTGGCCGTGACGTTCATGGTATTTCTAGCAATCGGCTGGTTCGTGACACTGCCCGAGCAGTTCGTGGATGCGGCCGAGCAGGCGCGTGCTGGCGTTCTCATTCATGCAAACTACTACTTCTTGTTCAATACAGACTACTTCTCGCCAGACGCCTCGACGCGTATATTCCTGCACATCTGGTCGCTCTCTGTCGAAGAGCAGTTCTATATTATTTTCCCCATCATGATCGTGATCGTCCGGCCTCGGTGGACCAAGGCGTTATTAGTCGGCGTGGTCGGCGCGGCATCGTTCTTCTATGCTCGCCACCTGCTGATGACCGGGCAGGACATGGTGGCGTTCTACTCGCTCTTTGCTCGCGCATGGCAATTTGCGGTCGGCAGCATCGCCCTTCTTGCTCTGGTGCTCGCAAATCGCTTTTTGCCGCCCTCGACCCTGCGCTGGTTTTCGGTTCTCCAGTTGCCGAGCCTTGCTGTTGTGGTGATGGGATTTTTTCTGCCCGCAGACCTGTTTCCCGAGTTCCGCATCCAACGAGCCCTCTGTCTAGCTGCCGCAGTCCTGCTGTTCACGAGCACACAAAATTCGATGGCCAACCGTGGCCTGGGCAGCGATTTCCTCCGCTACTTCGGACTGCGTTCCTATTCGATCTATCTCTATCACTGGCCGCTGATCGTGCTGGCATCGGTCTTTATGAACGCCGGATGGGCTTTCTGGGTCTCCATGTTTTTCGGCTCGGTGCTCTTGGGCGATCTGTCGTATCGCTTCATCGAAAACCCGTTCCGTCGATCAGCGGGTTTCAACTTCGGCCGATGGCCTCGCCTCGCGAGCGCCGCGACAGCAAGTGCCCTTCTGATCGTTGGATTCTCGACTGCCGTGATCGCCTACGATGGCTTGCCGTCGCGGCTTCCCGCGCGCGTCCAGGAAGCAATTGCCGCAGGAAGCGACATGGATAGTGATCTGGCCCGCTGCTTCGATCCTCCGGGTCGTCCGTATCAAGAGGTGCTCCCGGAGATCGCAGAAAAAGATGAACTTTGTCGGATCGGCGATGCCGACGCTACGAAGTTGAGCTTTGCGTTGATCGGAGACAGTCACGGGTTCTCTATGTCGCCGGCGATTGATGCCGCTGGCAAGAAGGCCGGACAGAAGGGATTGATGGCGGTTCACGCGGCCTGCCCCCCCTTATCCGGCATGACCCACGGCATGGCGTCAGACCATCAATGCGCCCGCTTCTTTGACGCGGTTCGTCAGTCGATAATTGATCATGACATCCGCGTTATTTTTCTTGTCGCCCGTTGGGATCTATACCTTTTCGGTGGAATGCCCGGCGGTATCGATGCCGCCACTCCTGCAATTCTTCAATACGCCGATGACTATAACAGCCCAATCAGACCCCTCCAGGCTTTCGCAGACGGGGTGACGCGCACGCTGAATGCGTTTCCCGGCCGCACGGTTGTCTTTGTCCAGGACAACCCCCAGCATCTCAATAGCATTCCGATCGTAGCCGCCGCCAACCGGATGATTGGCCGATCCATCGATCGGTATCTCGTTGATCGCGACACGGTCGAACAGCGTTGGCAGCAGGTGCGGAATATCCTCGATCAGAAAGCGACGGCCAATCTCATCGTGTTCGAGACGCTGGACCGTCTCTGTCCCGAAAATCTGTGCTCCTACGAGCAGGACGGCAAGATTATCTATTGGGACGATGATCACCTGAACCGCACCGGGGCCATGCTGTTCTCCGATGACTTTGCCGGGATGATGGACAAGTATGGACATCCAGAGTCGCAGAGTTTGAGTGCACGTTAGGCACATCGGCGCTTTGGTCGTTTTCTAGACTTCTGGCGACCAGGCGCCGATCTGCAGCCACGCGACATCCGCGGCCGAATAACGGAACCGGGCGGAAACGGTCTTGTTGGCGGACGGAGGAGTGAAACCACCCTGCTTCCAGACGGCGTCGAACGAGACGACGATCGTGCCGGCGGAAATATTGCGGATGACCAGATCGTATTCCTGGCCGTCGACCGGGGCAGCCCCGGCGCCGGGGCCCACGACAACCGCGCTCGGCGTATTCACCAGGAGCCGAAAGGCCGAATAGGTGATGTCGGGGAAGATCGTTCCCGTCGCCGCGACGGTAATCGAATACACCGGATCGGGTGCGTCGCCTGCAGTGATCACGCCGCGCAGCGTCGCGTCCAGCGCCGTGTCCTTGGCCGTCGCGTCGGCCTTGAGCGCGCGCGGATCCTCGTAATCGTCGTCGTCGAGCAGATAGCTGATCTGGCTGGCGTTGGGATAATATTTCGTGTGGCCGGCACCGAACTCGAACCAGTCGGGCGAGATCACCCGGATCTTCGATGACTCCGGCGTGAGGCCGGACGTGTCGAAGGCGTAGTAGGGCCGTCCGTCATCGCCCGCGATGAAGGTGTTCTGCTCGAATTTGACGTTGCGCAGGATATGGCCGGGCACGCCATCGCCCAGCTTGAAGCATATCTGCGACGCACACGCATCGGCATTGTTGCGGATCAGCCGGCCTTCGTTGAACCGGCCATTGATCAGCCCTTCGATGTAGACGATTGCCGAATTGCCCGCCGGATTGTTGCCCAGCTCGACCCGGTCCATGTAGATGTTGCGCGTGTGCCCGCCGCCGTCGTGCCGGACGTGGATGTTGTAAGCCTTCGCGTTCACGAGCGAGCCATCGGCGAGATACACCATGTCGGCGCCGGTCAGCTCGAGATTGATGCGGCAATATTCGGAGACCAGGCCGATGAAGCGGGCGTAGCTCAAAGGCACCGCGCCAACCGTCGACGGCCGCACCATCACGCCGACGTCGCAAGAGCGGACGCGCATGTTGAGAATGGAACTCCACGCCGACGTGTCGTAATCGCCGACGCCCGCCGAACCGAAGCGAACGCCGGTCCCGCTCAATCCCTCGATGTCGATCGGCATGATCAGGCTTTGATAGAGCCCGGAAAACTCGATGCCGTTTTGGCCAGGGATGCCGTCATCCGACTTGCGGATTGAAAAATCGCCGATATAGCCGCCGACGCCGTAGGTCGAGACCGCACCGCCATTGCCGAGCGACAGCGCGTAATCGTTGGCGACCGCCGTACGGAACTCGGTCAGTTTGGCGCCGACGCCCCGGACGCGCGGCGCCGGCTTGAAATTGGCGTCCGGGCTTACCTGGGCGAAGGTGTTGACGTCGATCGCCATCTTGGCGTCGAGCAGGATCTTTCCTTCCCCGACGACGACGGTGCGGCCATTGCCTGCCTCGATGGCGTCGGCCAGCCGCGACGAACTCACCGCAAGCCCGTTGTAGTCGATGCCGAAGCCGTCCGACGCATCGACCTCGGCGCCTTCGATCAACCGCCGCAGTTTCGCGGACGGAATACCGGGCTTCGCCAGCGAATGATCGACGGCGACATCAAGGCTTTCGATGACGTCAACCCGGTCCGCCGCTGCCCGCGTCGCTGCGAAATCGTCCGCAGCTTTCGCCTTGGCGTCGATCGCGTCGAAGGTCTCGTTCATCCGCGGCAGGTCGACCGTCCGCACGAGATTGGTCGGATGCGGCTTCTTCCAGTCGAAATTCGCGGTCCGGTTGTCGACGGTCATGCGGCGGCTCCGGCGGCGGCGATCGCCGCGTCGACCACCGCCAGATGTTCGTCCGGCACGCTGAGCGTATAGGTCCCGTCCGGATTGCGGATCGCCGAAACCTGTTCGCCCACGGCGAGCGGAAATCCTGCGGTGACCGCGTTCAGCGCATCCGCATCGGCATAATCATAGGTGGTCATGGCTTTACCCCGAGGCCCGCATCATGGTGAGGGAGAAGGAAACGTTGCGCGCCAGGCCGTGGTCGTGGAAGACGGCGACGCGAACCTTCTGGCCGGCACCGATGGTCGTCGAAAATCCGCACAGCGGACGAACTGGGAAACCGTTGCCGTAACCGGTGTTGGACTGCCGCTCGGTTCCAGCGACCTCGATGTAGAGCGCGGCATGGCCGGTCAGCGGATCATCGAAATTCACCGTCAGGTCGATCTTCCAGGTCCCAGCGTCGGTTCCGGCTATGGTGATGCCGTCGCTTGCAATGACAGTGGCGGCATTGCGCGCCCGCAATGTCGAGGCGCCTACGGAGAAGGCATTGCACCAGGTCTTGACACCGGACGGGACCGAAAAGATCGACGAGCTTACCAGCGCATAGCTGTCGACCGTAGCGTGCAGGAGCAGCGGGTTGATGAAGCCGTCGGTGGCAGTCCCGGTGTTGGCTTCCGCCTGCGTCGCCTTGCGCACCGGCGCCGGCTGCGTCTCGGTCGGTACCCATTCCGTCCAGGCCGCGCCGTCGAAGAAGATCCCGGCGAAGACGCCTGCGGCCATCATGGTTGCCAGCGTCCCGGCCAGCGCCGGCACGAAATACCAGGCGCCGCCCAGCCGGAGCGCGATCTTGCCGTCCTGGCCGGCGAAGTCGCCGGTGCCGGCGGGCTTGACCACATAGGCGGTCCCGTCGACCGGCGTCAGCGGCGGCGCCGATTGCCAGCCGTCGATCGGCAGGTCTCGCCGGCCGCCGCCGACAAGCCGCCGCAGCGCTTGCCAGAGCTGCGTCAGATCGGCGAGCGACGGCGTCAGCCCGGCCTGCTCGATGACATAGGCAACCTCCGCCATCGTCTGGGTGCCGGCCTCGTGCGGCCAGCGCGACCCCTTGAGACCCTGGGCGCGATCGCCATTGGTCCAGGGACCGGCCGATTCCGCCCCGGTCACCGGGTCGAGGGGGTTGAAAAAGCGCATCGCTTACTCCCAGAATTGCGGCCACACATCCGGCCAGCTCGGCGCGTTCGCGGCGTCGGAATAGTCGTAATAGGCGCGCGTCCAGGCCGGCTTGACCCGGTCGAAGACGCAGGTCAGCGCCGCCGGCGTCTCGAAATCGAGCAGGTGTTCGCCGGTCTGCGAGACCCCCGTCTCGAACCATTCGAACGGCACGTCGAAGACATGCACCACCCACTGGTATTCGAGCAGCGCCGCCGTCGGCTCGTCCGCCCCGTCGCAGACCGAAAGGCCGCATTCGAAGAAATCCGGCTCCTCGATCGCGACCCGGTAGCCGAGAAAGTCGGCCAGCCGGACGAAATCGGCTGGCGTGATCGTGCCGCGGCTGCGCACCTTCGCCCTCAGATGCCGGAGCCGCGACGCCACCGACGGCTCGCCGCCGATGCACGGGTCCGGCAGCGCCCAGTCGCGCTCCCAGTCCTCCAGCGACACGCCGATCGTCGACGCCGTGCTTTCCAGCGTCAGCCGGTAGGCCGAGCGGTAAAGGTCCGCGAACGGCGCCGACAGCGCCTTGACGAAGCGGCCGAGCACCGACGTGTCGGCTCCGGCGAAAGCCGCCCCGTCCGGCGAGCGCCACGCCATCCCCTGCGGCAGCAGCAGCAGCATGACGTCGCGCATCGCCGCGTCCGACGGATCGGACAGCCGATCGGTCGTGTCGGGCGGGACGAGGTCCGGTGTCGCAAAGGTGTCGACGATCGTCACCGGGCCGCCGTCGGGCGCCGTGAACGCGACCTGCGAATTGACATGCCAGTGCGACATCTCAGGCCCAGGCGATCGTGCCGAGCACCGGCAGCTGGCCGGCGGTGAAGGTCAGATTGCCGGACGGTGCCACCAGATCGTGGGCGTTCTCCCCGGCCGCCCCGGAAATCGCCTCCGAGATCCACGACCGCGACAGCACAAACGGATCGTCCGGAAGGCCCGGGCGGATTCTGGAGGCCGCGGCCGTCGCGTCGAGCAGCTCGGCCAGCGCCGCGGTGACCGCCGCCTGGGTGAGCGCCGTGGACGGATCGAGCGTGATCGTGAGGTCGACCGGCGTCGGCGTCGGCGCCGCGGCGAAGGCATAGGCCCGGATCAGCCGCCGGTCGTCGAGCGCCCCCTGCACCGCGGCGACATCGGCCGCCGTCGGAATGCCGTTGTCGCGGCCTTCGAACAGGAACCACACGCCCACCGTGCCGGGGCCGTTGGCGAAGCTTTTGGCGAAGGCCCGCGCCACCCCCGGCACGGCCAGGGCGAACTGCTCGTAATCCGCCTCGCTGCCCCCCTGCGGCGGGCTCGCCTTGCGGATCAGCCCGCGCTGGCGAAGGCTCTCGTCGCTCTCGCGGTCGGCGCCGCCGCCGAACCCCGCCGCCGCGACCGTCGCCGTTTCGGCAAGCGACGGATATTCCAGCGGCGAGGCAAGCCGCAGCGCCGCGCCGGCATCGAGGTTGCCGGCGAGGCCGGGCTCGACCGCCCGCGCGGCAACGCTGAGCGCGCCCGTTCCGGTGGCGGCGGTTGCCGCTTGCGTGGTGACATAGGTCGCGGTGCCGAACAGATAGGCGACGCCCGCCGGGTAGACCGCGCCCGGGCTTCCGGTCGTCTCGATCATCCCCACCGCCCGCGCCGCCGGCTTGCGGGTCAGGCCGACCTCGCGGGCGTGCCGTTCCAGATGGATGCCGTTCGCGGTGGTCAGGAACAACTGCCTGTAGAGCCAGCCGATCCGCTGCTCGGTTTCGTGCAGCATCAGCCCGAGCACCTTGGCGAACACCGTGTTGGTGTTCGGCCAGACCAGCGCGTCGGTGCCTGGCAGTTCCTGGCGCAGCACCGCGCGGAAGCGTTCGCCGATCTGGCGAACGGTCGGGATCGTCCAGGCCATCTCAGATCTCCAGCGGGCGGTCGGTTCGGTTCAACTGATCCCAGAGCACCGCGTAGCGGCGTTGGTCGAAGACGACACCGCCAACAGCGTCGAGGCCGGTGACGGCGATATCCAGCCGGCTCCGTGTCGGCTGGGCCGTCGCCACCACGTCGAAGCGCGCCACCGCGCCCTGGTCGACCAGCGGCCGCAACGCCTCTTGCGCGTATTCCTCGGCCAGCCGCGGCACCGCCTGATCATCCACCGTCCGCCGCCTGAGCAGCCACAGTTTCGAGCCGAGCGGCCCTTCCTGCGGGCTCGGCCCGACGCGGAACCCGTCTCCCGGCCAGCCGCGGTTTTCGTCGCCGTCGCGCAGTTCCGACGGATCGGCGGCAACGTCGGTGCAAAGGCACAGGAACACCGCCGTCGCCAGCATCTGCCGCGACCGCAGACCGCCGCGGTTGCCCGTCTCGTCAGCCGCCGCGATCGCCAGATCGCCGAGCTGCTCGCCCAGCGGATCGCCGGTGAGCACCAGGTCCGGCGAAAGCACCGGATCGTCGTCCTCGCCGATCGGCAGGATGCGGATGCTCACGGTGCCCCCATCGTGAAGGTCGACGCGACGATCTCGCCGGTCACCTCGAGACGGTCGACCTCGAACCGGGCCTTTTCCGCCTTGATAGTCAGATGCGCGCCGGGCTCGCCGCCGCTGTCGATGGTCACCGGCTGGCGAAACAGCGTCGGACTGTCGATGGTCCAGTCGCCGGCCTTGAACGTCACGCTGTTGGCGGCGAAATCCATGTCGACCTGCGGCCCGGTCAGCCGGATGATGTTGCCGAAGGCGTCGTAGATCGCCCGGTGTCCCGGGACGTCGCCGAGGCCAGGTCGAATCTCCTTGTCCTCGCCGCCGATCATCAGCATCCGCGTCCGCCCCTCGCCCATCGCCACGGCGTAGCCGATCGACCCGAGTGGCGGCACCGTCGCCGTTCCGTGCGCCTCGATCCTGAGCACGTCCTCCAGCTCCTCGCCGGCCAGGCTGCGGCCCGAAACATATTGCAGACCTCCAATCGACCGCACGCCGGTGATCTGGAAGCGGACGAACCGGCTGCGCATCACAGGGCCTCGAATGTGGCGGTGTCATCGGGCGCGGCATAGGCGGCGGCGCTGGCGCCCTTCGGGTCTTCGCCCCCCAGCGCCCGCGGATCGGCGAGTTCCAGCGTCGCGGTGGTGCCGTGTTCCGCCGCCGTCGTGTCCTGGTCGAAGCCGACCGCCTTGATCACCATGTCGCCGTCGAGCCAGACCAGCGGATCACGCACCGCCACCAGCCGGTTCGGTGTCCAGAGTTCCCCTTCGGCATCACGCCATCCGACCACCTTGACCGTCGCCGTGGTGCCGTTGCCGGCCGCCCGACGCGTTTCGAATTCGGCGCGCTGGCGCAGCCGGTCGGGCGTCGCCTCCTCCTCGTGGATGATGACGCGCGGCCGCGGTCGCTTGACGCCCCGGTCGCGAGCGGCTCCCTCCGGCCGTAAGGCCGTCGCCTCGCCGCCGATCGTCGACTGCCCCCGCACCTTCACCACGTCGTGCCGTCCCGCGCCGGTGAATTTGGCGCTGGCGGTGATGACGTTGATGCCGAGCGCGATCACGCCCGCGTGGCGGTCCGCTGGCCGTGTCGCCACCTTGAACCGGCCCTCCGGCGTGTCGTGGATCGTCGCGTTCCGTCCGCGCGCCAGTCGCTCGACGGTCTGCCACTGGCTCTCGCCAGGGATGATCTGATGCTTCGGCTCGGGCGGGAAAGTCTCCTCGCTCTCCCATCCGATGTCCTGCGCGTCGAAGTGGTTGCCGATCTCGACAAGGTTCATCTCGGCCACCCGTCCCGAGCGGTCGACAATGCTGGATTCCACTCCGTCCACCGTCTTCGAGGCGATCGCGATGGTGATCTGCCGCCCGCCCGGCGTATGCGCCGGTGAAAAATCCCGGACGAACCCAGTGACCAGCAGGTCGCCGCTCGCCAGCACCCGCGCCGGCAGGCCTTCCCAGTCCGGCGACAGACCCTCGCCCGGATCGTGCAGCGTCACCGAGGCCTCCGACACCGCGTCGGTAGCCGATCGCCGGATGCGCGCCACAGACCAGGCCGACCACGGCGTGCCGTCGATTTCGACCGTCACGATCTCCAGGACGTCGGTCATCGCGGCGCCTCGGCCTCGAACCGGACCGGCATCAGGCACGGCGTCGCGACGGCGTTGCGCAGCACCAGCCCGCTCGCCCGCTCCGGATCCTGATAGAGCCGCCACGCCACCAGCGTCGACGGCAGGGATCGGCCCGTCTCAGCCATGACCAGCGCCGAGCGGTCGGCGGCCACGGCCGACAGGATGCGCGCTGTCTCGCCGGTAATGTCGAGGGCCCAGCGATAGGCCTCTGGGCCGAGCACGGCGCCGACCACGCCGAGGACGGTTTCGGCCAAATCCCGCACCGTCGCGCGGGTCGCCTGCGCGTCCTGTCGGGTTTCGTGGGTCCGCCGCAGCGCGGCCGAACACATCGCCGCGATCAGGACGACGCGCGCCAAGGCGTCGATCGGGTTCGGCCCGCCCGCCCCGGCGATCAGCATTCGCGCGGCGGTGAAGACCTGTTCCGGGTCGCCCTCGCGCGCGATCTGTCTGGCCGCCTCCAGCACCCCGGTGACGAAGTCCGCCGTCGCGCTCGTCGGGCTCGCCTCGGCGGCCTGGGTGATCAGCCCGCCGATCGTCCTGGCGGCCGTCTCCGGCAGGCTCGCTTCCGCCGCCAGCGTCACCAGCGCCGCCACCGCCGTGGCAGCTGACGCGGCGATCTGGCTTTCCGTCGTCGTCATCATCCTACCTCAGCGCCTGCGCGAGCGCGGTGGTCAGAAGCGCCGCGCCATCCCGCATCAATCCGTCCACGGGCCCGAAGCCGGTCGCCAGTCCGAACGGCGTTGCACCCGGTCCCGCCGGAATGAACTGCACATCGAAGGCGACATAGCCGATCCGGTCCTTTTCGGCGGCGTAGCGCCAGGAGACGCAGCGGGCGAACAGCGGATCGCCCAGCGGCAGCACCAGCCGGCCGCCGCCGCGCCCGTCGAGGGCCGAGGCCAGCGCCAGCGCCGGGCCGCGCATCCGGTCCTCGCCGGCCGTGTAGACGGTGAGGTCCATCTGCCGGGTCCGCCGGCCGAAATCCTCGACGATCGGATCGCCGTCGCCATAGGCGATCTCGGCAACGGCCAGCCGCCGGCCGCCTTCCTGACGCTCGCGCTCCAGGAAGAACCTGGCGCCGCGGAACGAGCCGGGCCGAAGTGCGTCATCGAATGCCATGGTTCGTCCTCATCGCGGCGCCTCGGCCTGCCCGGCCGCTTTACCCGTCGTTGCCGGCGCGGCCGACGAAAGCCGTCCGGGTGCGCCGGGTGCCGAACCGCCGGATGGCACCTTGACCCTGGCGTTGAAAGCTGTCGCCGCCGCCGATCCAAAGGCGTTGCCGGCTGCCGATGCCTGCGTCGAGAGCGCCGCGCCGGCCGCGGCGGAAAAAGCCTTCCCCGCCTCCTGTCCGCGCGCCGGCAGTTGCGAGCCGCCCTGGTCGATCGCCGCCTGCGCCTCACGCCCGCCTTGCGCCACCGATTGCCCGCCCGCTTCCATCGCCTGCCGCAGCGCGTCGATGCCCTCGACCGCCAGCGGCCCTTCACCGAATCTGCCCGTGTCGAACGCCGGCTTTGCCGACGGTGCGTCCATCGGGGCCGGAAGCGCTCTGCCCTCCATCGCTGCGGCGATCCGCTCCTGGACGGACACCATCCGGTCGATGCTGGCGGTCAGATTGGCATCGCTCGCCATCACCTCGCGGCCCTGAACTTCGCCCTGGATTCTCCCACGGCCATAGCTCGCATATTGGTCCGCGAGCGGCAGCCTCCGCGCCGTCGCGGCTTCCGGGCGCCAACGCGGCAACGGCGTGCCGCGAGAGACCGCGCCGCCATCGATATTGCCAAGGCTGCGCCCCCGCGCGGCTTCCGACGCCAGCAAACCATCCGCCGCCGAGGGAAACCGCAGCGTCTGCCGGCCCGTCGAAATCCGGTCGAGTTCGGCGAAAGGCGTCTCAGCGTCGCCCCGGCCATAGGTCGCCATCGCATCGACAAAGGCTTTCGATCGGTCCTGGCGTTCGCTCGGATTGTACCAGCTGTAGTCGGGGTTCACCTGCTGGTAACGTCGGTCGAACTCTGCCCGCGCCTCGTCTTTAGAGCCGCCCTCGGCCTGATATTTCGCCAACCCGGATTCATAGGCCTGTCCAGCCTCCATGCGGTTATTCAGCTGGTCCATCGCCGGGTTCGCCACGGTCGCCACGCCGCCGCCCACATTCTTCAGGAGACGATCCCAGGAACTGCCCATCCGGTCGATCTTCGACTGCGTATCGCCGAGCAGCCGATCGAGGTCGGCCTTGGTCTCGCCCGCGGCATTGCCAAGCCGTCCGACCATCGCCGTCAGATCGTCGCCGCCCTGAATCAGCGCGCGCACACCGACCAGCATCTGCTGGTCTCCGAACAGCAACGGCAGCTTCGACAGATCGCCATCCACCGCTTCGGTCGCCAGCTTGACGAACACGTCGAGAAGATCCGCGCCCTCGGCCCGGGCTTTCGCCATTTCCTCGCGCAGGTTGATGCCCATCTTGGCGAATTTCTTCGCCGTCTCCTCGGTTTCCATCTTCTGCAGGACGTTCTGGAAAGCCGTCGCCGCCTCGCCAGCCGAGCCGGTGCGCTGGCGCACGATCTGCAGCGCCGCGGCGAGCTTCATGACGCCCGCCTCGCCCTTGTAGCCCAGCACCTCGAAAGCCGGCGCGATGCTCGGCACATACTGGGCCATGTCCTTCAGTTCGAACTTTCCCTCCTTGCCGGCCTTGACCAGGATATCGAAGGCGCCCTGCATCCTGTCGCCGGCGATGTCGAAATTGTTGCCGAGCGCGTCTGCCGTCGTCGCGATGTCGGTGATTTCCGCACCGGCCGCCTGGGCTGTGGCGGTGACCGCCGGCAGGAACGACAGCGCGCTTGGCAGGTCCCTGCCCGAGGCGACCAGACTGTCGAGGCCGGCCGTGACGCTGTCCTGCGTGGTCGCATAATCGAACGCTGCCTTGTCGATGATCCCGAAGGCCGCTTTGGTCTCGGCGGCGGTGGCATTGGCGGTGATCCCGATCCGGTTGATCGACCGCTCGACGGCGGCAAAGCGCGTCACCGTCCGCGCGGCCCCATAGGCCAGCGCCGCCGGCGCCGCATAGCGCAGCAACGCCATTTCTGCGCCGGCGCTGGCCCGGGCGATCCCCTGTTGCGCGCGCCCCACAGCCGTCTGTGAACGCGCGACCTGCCGGGATTTGGCGTCGATCCGGTCAAGATTCCTGCTGACCGACGTGAAGGCCTTGGCCGTGCGGTCGATCGCCGATAACTTAAGACGCGCTTCAATTTCTTTAGCCATGGAGGTCCGTCTTGAAGTTGCTCTTGACCGTCTCGGTTCTGGCGATGTTTGCGACCTCGGCCGCACCCAGAGATCTGTCGAGCGAATAAGCTGCGGGAGTCCTCGCGGTGGCTGATCTTGCGCAGGAACACTGCCCCGGTCTTCGGAGAGATCCACGGCAGATTGCTCGCGTCGCCGAGAAGCTCGATGGCGATTTCACTCGAACGCAGGACGACATCGAACGACAAAAGGGCCGCATCGCCCTGTCGATGCTCAGACGCGCCATGGCCGAAAACTGTGCATTGTTCCGAGATGCGTATGGACCAAACGGAGCGATCATGCCGGGGCTTCTGACGACCGCGCCCTGATCTCGACTCCCCGAGCAATTCGAGGCAACCTCCTATTATTAAGGGAGGATGCCGATGAAATTCCTGCTCGTCGCTGCCATCATCGCCGTGGCGCCGACCCAAAATCCTCCGCTGCTCGACCGGATCAAGCCGCCGCTGCCGGTCGAGAACATGACGCCCCGCCCGATCGTCGCTCAGGAATGCTGCAAGCGCTGTAGCAAGGGCAAGCCCTGCGGCGACAGTTGTATCTCGCGTAAGAAACAGTGCCGCGCCGGCAAGGGCTGCGCGTGCTAGGACCTAATCTGCTCCGACGAAATCCGCCTCGGCTGCCGTCCGTGCCATGCGACGGCACGGTCGTACCACCAGCCGATCGCCGCGAAACTCATGTCCTCGATGCGTCCGGCATCCCATCCGATCCGGAAGACGAGCTCGTCGGCCTGGCCAAGCGCGAGCTCGCTTCCACGAAAAAATCCTTGACCGCCCCCTCGATCGCTTCGGCGTCGACGAGATCCAGAAGCTCCAGCGCGCCCGGCGACGTCGGTTCCGTCAGCAGGCGGTCGACATAGAGCCATAATCGCTCGTCGTCCCACAAAACGATGCCGCGCTGGATGTCGAACAGCGGACCGACCGCGCGCCGATCCTTCAGGGACGGCGCCCGCAGCACCGCGGCGTCGAATGGCGCCGAGCCGTGATCGTAGCGCCGCGACAGCTTGATCGTGATGTCCGCCATCACGCCACCGACTGGTAATTGCGGCCCTCGATCGCCAGGCCGGTGACCTCGCCATTGGCGCGGTTCTGGCTGACGTCACCGACGATCATGGCGTCCGCGAAGATATGCGAGCGGCCCGAAAACTCCTCGACGATGTAGAAATCCTGCCGCGGCGCGCTCAGCAGTGCGTCGAAATCCTGCCCTTCGTCCTTGAAGCTCGCCTCGGCCCGCCGCGGGCGCGGGGTCGCCACCCGGTCGACGTCGCCATTCTGATTGGTCACGGTCTCCGTCGAATAGCGCGCGGTCATCAACGTGAAGGCGCCGCGCAGGGTCAGGTTGGACCCATCGGCGAGGCGCACCCGCATCTCGCCGCCGAAATCATTTCCAGCCATATCTCAGGTCTCCTTTAAGCTGCCGCCGAAGTGGCTGGATACTGCTTGTAGATCGTCGCGTTGGCGGCGATGATGTCGAGCGGATTGACCACGTCGAGCGGCGCGAAGATGTCGACCCGGTTCGGATTGTCGCCATTGCGCCGGACTTCGATCCGTTCCGCGAAGCCGCGCAGATCTTCCAGCACACCCGGCATGCCCGCCGCCGTCGCGATCATCGTATTGGCGATGTCCTTGACGGTGGTGATCGCCAGCAGATCGCCGGGATTGGAATCGGCGATCGCCTTCTGTCCATGCTCCGCCGAAAGTCGCGCCCGGAAGCGGCGGAGCGCATACATCAGCTGGCCGATCGTCTGGATGTCGCGGAACGTCGTGTCGACGTTGCCGGCGCCGTCGGTCCGCTGCATCGTGATGATCTTGTCGACCGTCACGTCGCCATTCGCGTTGACGCCGAAGGTCGAGATGCCTGAGGTCAGCAACGCGTCCCGGGTCGCATAGTCGGTCGGCCAGAGCGAGCGCTGGCGGGGTGCCAGGACGCCTTCGACCACCAGCCCGGTCTGGTTGCGCGACACGTTCCCCGAGGCCCCGTCCGACAGCCAAGGAATGGTGCGGCTGACGACGCCTGTCAGGAAGGTCCAGGGCGGCGATCCGTTCTCGCCGCCGGTGAACTGTGGAATCACGGAAAGATGCCGTGTGTCCTTTCCCAGACCGAAACTGGTCAGCGCCGCGGTCGTGTCGGTCATCACCGTGAAGACATGGCCGTAGGACTGCCGGTTCCACGCCCAGCGCCCGGACACGTCGTTCATCAGCGTCTCGTACCGGCCGATATTGGTGGCATCGGAAAACGGCGTGATCGTCCAGTCGAAAGCATCGTCGCCATAGTCGGCGAGTACGGCGGACAGGTCGGGGGTTCCGGTCCCGGCCACCGCGACCGCGATCGTCATATTGCCGGCAAAACCGTTGCCGGCGACCGTCGTCGGCACCCATACGTCAACCGTGTTGAAGATGGTGCCCTTGTGGCGCGCCGTCAGCGTGACGATGTGCTCGGAGCCGACGCCGCCGACCGCCGCCGTGAACGGCAGCGCCGCCAGGGTCAGACGGTTCTGGTAGCTGTTGATCGCCGCGACGAGGGCGGCTGCCACGTCCGCCGCCGCATCGCCCGCGGCGATCTCGACCTGCAGAACCTCGCCGGCGATCTGGATCGTGCCGACACCGCCGGCGGCAGGAACGCCGGTTACCGTCACGGTGCGGGTTTCCGCCGCGCCGGTCTCTGTGACCGCGCCCAGCCAGATTTCCTGCGCCGGCGCGTTGGCCCGCGCCACGCGGAACATCTCAGCGAGCATTGAGCCCTTGCCGGCCAGCGCGATCGCCTCGCGCAGCGTCTGCACCGGGGTCAGTGTGTCCGCCGCCAGCGCCGCTCCCACGTTCTTGTGCCCGAGCAGCACCAGCCGGGACTGGCTTTCGAACTGCCCGCCGGAATTGATCTCGAACGAGATGATGGGCGCGACGATGTTGCCGGGAATGCTGTCGAAGCCGATCGGCATCACTTGTCTCCTTTGCGCGGCGTCGAAGCCGATTTCGTAGCTTTGTTAGGCGCCGGGCGCCGCTGTTTCGGCACCTCGGCGATAGAGCCGTCGGTGACGAGGCGGCGGGTGAGCCGGTCGGCCGGGTTCATTCTCTCGCCTTGCGCCCTGAACAGGCGGCCGCGGAACGGCAGCGCCGCGCCGGGATCGGCGAGCAGGTATCGCTTCGATGTCATCGGAACCTCGCTAGAAGGTGACGGACGCTTCCGCCGGATCAACGGCGGGATCGCCACGGGTCGAAAGACGGATCGATTGCAGCGCGTCCCGGTCGGTCGCCAGGAACGCAGCATGCAGCGCCTCGAGCTTCGCCTTGGCATAGGAGCCGGGTGGCAGGGCTTCCATCAGCCGCCGGATCGGTTGCGGCAGACCGGCCGCGTCGATGAATTCGTCGTCGGCGATCGCGCAGGTGAATCGGATCGTGCTGCGCATCCAGCGCAGCCCCATGTCCGGCAGCGCGAAGGGCTCGATCCTGACCTCCTCGATGCTCTTCACGACCCGTCGGAACGGTTCCGATGTCGGCCCCCGCACCAAGGTTTGACGAACCTGACTGCACAACGCGCCGAGCACCAGCCTGGCCATCGGATCGGTCTCGGCCATCGCGTCGGCGTAGGGATCGCCGTCGCCCGTGATTCCGACAGACAATTCGCATACCGCCGTCAGGGTCGCCGTCGCAAAGCCGATCGTCGAGGCTGCGCCCTCTCCGGCTCTGACGCTGCGGCTGTCGTCGGTGTAGAGCGCCACGGTCGGCGTGAACTCGACCCCGTCGGCCAGATCCTCGAACCGGATCGCCTGGCTGTCGAACACCTTCTCCCGCGCCGACGTCGGAAATGGCCCCCCCGCCCGGATCGACGCCGTCGGGGCCAAAGCCTCGACGGCGGCGAGGCGCATGGCTTCCGCGGCGAGCATTACCGGGCCCCCGTCAGGGACGCAGCCGGAGGCGAGGAGCTTAAGGGCGGGGCAGAGAATCCCGCCCCCCTCAGCGATGCGCAGATGAAGCTTAAGAGCCTGCCCCAGGGCACCGACCAGGGAGGCGATGCAAGGATTTCCGTCACCATCACCGTCCTCGATTGACCCAGAACACCACACGGTCGGTTCCGTCGCTGTCGAAGGCGGCGATCGAATAGGCGATACCGTCCTTCATCCGCGTCAGCCGATCGCCGGTCTGCGGCAACCACGGCCAGCCGGTGATCGATGCCGAGATGCAGATCTGCGTGACGTGCCGCGGTCCGTTGTCGTCGGCGGACGGCCGCGAACCGCCGCCGAACGCGTTGATCGACGGCTCGAAATCGATCGACCCCATGAAGGGGAATGCGGTGTTGGCCGCGTTGGCGACCATCGGCGCATTCGGGGAAGTGTTCGCCGGACGATGCAGATCGAAGGCGGTGAATTCCTCGTCGTCGAAAAAGTTGGCGGTGGCCCGGTCAACCTCTTTGAGCATGTCGTCCCAGGCCACCGCCCTTTACCTCAAGCCGCATCGATCGCCGCGACGATCTCGGCCTTGGTATCGCTGGACGCGACCTTGACACCGCGGCGCTTGGCCTCGGCCAGCAATTCGTCCTTCGTCATCGCCGCGAGATCGGGCGCGGCATCCTCCGACGGCGCGGCACGAGATTGACCCGCCTTGAGAAATTTCCCGTCGTAGAAGCCGGAAGTCGTCACCATAGGCATCCGAGCCATCCTCCTGGTCTTGCGCTGATGTGAAACGATCGGCGGCGCAAACCGCCGATCGGCGTTGCGTCCGGCGTGTCGGCCGGATTACTGCGCCCGGCCGCGAAGGAGCATTTCCGGGCGGGTGGCGACGAACAGCGGATAGCTGTAGATTTCCGCTCGATCCCATTCATCGCGGCCCGACTTGTCCTCCAGCATCAGGCCGACATACTCGCGGCCGCGCTGGTTGACATAGGGCTTGAACTCCGATGCCGGCGCGAAGCCCACCTTGAAGGCGCCGCGGGCGCCGATCGGGAAGAACCGCGCCTTCTCGGTGCCGATGGCGATGGTTGAGCCGTCGTCGGTGCCCTGGTAGTTGATGAAGGTGATGCCCTCGATCTTGATCGCCGAATAGCCTTCGATATCTTCCAGTTCCGGGGCGCGCTCGGTACCGATCTTGGTCTCCTTGATCTGTGGATGGTTGACCAGCAGATCGAAGAAGGTGTCGCCGACCAGCGCCCCGACGCGGGTGGTCGGCGTCCAGACGCCCTTGGCGGCCTTTTGCATAGCGCGCTTCACATCGCGGCACTTCTTGCGCACGTCGGTGGTATCGACGTTCAGAGCGAAATTGACCTCCGCCGGCTCGGCGATGCCCCATTCGACGTACCAGTCGTAAATGACAGTCACACCATCGGCGTCGAGCACCTTGCCCTGGATCGCGCCGAAGCGCATGTGCTCCCAGGTCAGCTCCAGATCGTCGAGGATCTGCGCCGTGCGGTCGCTGACCTCCTCGGCGATGTCCTTCGTCTGCATGTCGAAGGGCAGCGCCAGAACCCCGGCGAGTTCGATCGCGTAGATCGTCGATCCCTTGGCGAGGCGGACCGCGTCGAACGTCCGCACCCGCGCGCCCTTCGGGATCAACTCCTCCGGCGGAGCACCGTTTTCGGATGTCGGGATCAGCGTCAGCGTCCGGTTCCTGTCGGCGATCGCGATGGTGCGGGAGCGCGAATAGATCGGCTCGAACAGGCCGAGCGAGCCGAGCAGTTCCGGCTTGAAGTCGACCTTTTCCACGATCTCCTCGTGGAATTCGATCGCGCCCCAGGCGTTCTGCTCGAAGATGTCGGTGACTAGTGCCATCGGTTCAGCCCTCCTTAGCGGCCGACAATGCCGGACGCGGCCAGGGAGGCGAGCGCGGCGGTTTTCTGGTTGTCCGTCACGCCGGTGGCCCAGACGAGGACGTCGGCATGAACTTCGCTGTCGCGCACCGTGGCGGTGCGGCGCACATCGGCGGCGGTGGCGTCGCAGCCTTCGTAGAGGATCGCCGCGGCGGTCTCGCTGCCGTCGGCGGCAGCCGGATTGAACGGCGTGTATTTGCCGGACCCCGCCGCCACGGTGATCGTGAACGCGTCGCCCACGACGAAGTCCGTCGCGCCGTCGTTGATCACGAACTGGATGTCGTCGGCGAAGTTGGCGCCGACCGCGATGTCGCCGATGACGTTTCCGTCCGGATCCTCGACCCGGAACGTGCCGCCATTCACTGCCGCTGCGATCGCCGTCGCCGTATAGGCCCCCACCTTGGCGCCCGGCAGAACCGGCGTCGTCGCGTCCATGGTGATGGTCCCGGTGCCCGTGCCGGCAAAGGCGGTCGCGGCCGTGGTCCCGCGCACCAGTCGTCCGAGGACGGCCCCCGGCTTGAGGATTCCCGCGCCGCTGGCGATCACGACCTGTTCGCGCGAGCGATAGCCGCTGGCCTCGGAAACGATGTAGTGGGCCGTCCGGAAACGGTCCTCGGTGAGAATCTGTGGCATGTCCGAAATCTCCCCTTAACGGCGCTTGTTGGTGCGGGCGACGGCGGCGGCCAGAACGGCCTTGTCGCCCTTCTTCAGGCGAGAACCGCCGCCGGGCTGTGTGATGCCGCCGGCGCCCATCCGTGCGCGGCCATATTCAGCGGCGCTCAGGTCTCCAGATTCGTCCTCGGCCTTGGGCGCTGCGGCAAGGATCGCCTTGGCCTTTTCCGCATCGACGCCCGCAGCGCCGAGCGCCTCGGCTTGTGCCTCGCGGCCCTTCGCCTCCTCCAGCGCCATGATGGCGTCGGCATTGGCGCGTTCCGCTTTCTCGGCGCGGAGCTCTTCGAGTTCCTTCGTCATGGCGGCGGCCGAGTCGGCGTCCTTGCCGGATTTCATCTCGGCTTCCAGCTCTGCGACTTTGGCGGCGAGAGCGTCCGCCCGTTCTTTATCCGTCGGCATGGAATTCTCCTCTTGATGCCGGGCTGCGGCGGACGCGGAGGTCCGTTTATCGACGTCAGGAAGACGCCAATCCTTCTTCTTCGCCAGCGCGACGAGGCGCTTGGGCGCGTGCGCGAGAACGCGATAGTCGAACGCCGCGACCGGTTCGGCCTTCCGCTCGGTGGTCTCGTCGGCGAAACCTGCCTCGACCGCCTGGGTCGGCGTAAACCAGCTTTCGGCCTTCATGATTTCGCGGCATTCGTCGACGGACTTGCCGGACTTGTCGGCATAGACCCTGGCATAGGAGGTCGAGAGCGCTTCAAGCATCTCGATCGATTTCGAATGTTCCGCCGAATTCCCCCAGGTGAAACTCGCCGGATCATGGATCATCAGGACGGAACCGGCGGACATCGTGACCATCGCACCGGCCATGGCAATCAATGAGGCCGCCGACATCGCGATGCCTTCGACCACGACGTCGGTCGACCCGGATCTGGCCTGGAACAGCGCGTGGATCGCGGCGCCTTCCGATGCCACGCCGCCGGGCGAATTGATGTGCACCGTCAGATCGGACTCATCGTCGATCTGCGCCAGCGCCAGCACGACATCCGATGAAGTGAAATGATCATCGAAGTAATAGTCGCCGACATAGCCGGAGAGCCGAAGCTTTCCGTCTTCCAGAATCGCAGCCATTGGAAAAACCTCAGTAGCTCGGGCGGAACCGCACCGATTTGGCGAAGCGCGTGCGCGGTTTGCCGTTCTTCGCGTCGCAGGCGGCGGCAAGTCGGGCCAGCTCCTGGTCGAGCGCCGCGATGTCGGCCTTGCCGAAGCGCACCCGCCGACTCGAGACCGGCGACCGCACTTCGATTTCCTCGGTCCGCTGCCCGGCGACGAATTGCAGTCGCACGGCATACATCGCCTGCCACAGCGCGCAGGGATCGTCCGGATCGACCGTCGCCGCTCCGATCTTGATCGGATCAGCCACGAACTGGCTCCGGGTTTTCCTCCGTCACCGGCCGCGCCAGCGCCGCGTCGATCGGCAGATAGGGATCGTCCATATCGAGACCCTCGTACAGCCTGATGTCGGCGGCACGCATTGCCGCGATGTCCTGCGGATCATAGCCGACGGCGGCGCTCTCGATCGCCAGCGACGAGGTTCGGTTGCCGAGCCGCTCGGTCGCCGCCTTGGCGCTCTTCAGGTCGTCGGCGGTCGGCGGCGGCGGCCCGACCCATTCGGCCCAGCTCGCCTTGTCGCGGTTCGCCATGAACGCCGCCACCCCGCCCTTGAACGGGATTCTGCCTTCGACGACGCTCTCTGTCAGCCATGCCTCGTAGTAGGTCTGGCAGGCCGGGGCCGCGATCCGCTCGCGGCGGCGCATTACCACCGGCCAGATCGAGGCATTCTCCATCCGCACCGAGGAATAGGTCGCCCGGCTGTGATCCAGCGTGAAGGACGAGAACGTCACGCCGATGCACCGCGCCATGATCCGCTGCAGATTCATCGACAGCGGCATATAATGCTGGCCGGGCGTCGCCGGCGTGTGCATCTCGTATTTCGAGCCCGGCGGCAGATGGTTGATCTGGCTGTCGCCCAGCGCGAACGAGTTCTCCCGCGCCGCGTCGAGCTGCGACATCACCGCGCCGTAAAAATCCGCCGCCAGTTCCCGGCCGATCGGCAAGCCGGTCGACGGATCAACGAAATCCGACAAGGTCTCCAGCGCCTCGAACGCCGCCGCGCTCGGCTCCGGACTGGTCAGCGTCTGCGCCATGATCGTCTGCAGCACCGCCGTCTGCAGCGTAGCGTCGTCGAGCTTTTCCGACATCGCCCAGGTTTTCATGACCGGCGCGAGCTGCGAAATGCCGCGCACGTCGTCGAAGTCGTTCGGATCGTAGAGGTGGTAAAACAGCGCCGATCCGAACCGGTCCCGCGCCGGATAGTCCCGCGTCGTCGCGATGCCGTCCCGCCGTTCGCGGACGCGGTAAGCTTGCGGCCGCCCATCCGCGTTGTGGATGACGCCCTGGAACAGTCCCTCGAATTCCCGGGTGTCCCGCACCAGATTCACCGGCGACGTCGCCGCGATCTTGAGGCCGGTGCGAACGTTGTTCTGCCGGCGCTTTCCCGCCGGCCAGTAATCCAGCGCTCCGCAGATCTCGCCGAAGCCGATGAAGTGCCCGAGCGAGATGTCCACCATCTGCGGAATCGTGAACTTGCCGCGCAGATCGCACTCCGCCGGGCTCCACGCCCACTGCCGCCATTCCTTCTCGACCAGCCGCTTCCAGGCGCTGCGCTCTTCGTCCGTCCAGCCGAGACTTTCGACATCCGGCTGCGCGTTCAGCTTCAGCTCGATCCCGACCGTATCCGCCTTGACCTGGTCGACGGCGCCTTTCAGGCGGCCCGAATTCTGGATGAAGTCGGCGGCCAGCGCCGCCGCCCGATCCCAGGCCCAACGAATGTCCTGCCGGCTGTCCGGCAGCGACGTGATGCGGGCGCCCAGCACCTGACTGCTGGTATCGCGCAGATAGCGCATCTGCGGATGTGACCGGGCCGGGACAGGCGCTGACGGAAACGCGATGGTCCCCGCCGCGACGCGCACCCTTGGCTTGGTCATCGTTTCCGCCATTGCTGCCTTCTTTGCGCGAACAGGCTCTCTGGAGTGCCGGAAGACGAGCCGTCCGGCACGGGAGCTGATGTGTCAGGAATCGCCGCGGCTGGTTCGGATTTGACGGGCTTCGCAGCGCGACGCGGTCCCAGCAGCGTATCCTCGAGGTCGAGCTGGACGTCGGTGGGCGGAACCTCGCGCTCGGCTTCGTAGCGGTCCCAGATCGCATCCGGCAGACCGCGCAGCCCAAGCTTGATCGCCGCCGCCTCGGCCTGCAGATGCGTGTCGAGGCCCTCGTTGGCCTGGCTCGGGTCCTTCACCCATTCATAGACGGTGAACCCGGCCTTGTTCTTCTTCGGGCGCCGGCTTTCTGCGGTCAGTTGCCGCCAGAACTCGTCCTCGAGCCCGGTCGGCAGCCCGACATAGCCCCGCGCCGCCGGATCATCCTTCGGCAACTGACGATACAGCGCCATTTTCAGGATGCTGGTCGCGAAATTGTAGAACCGCTTGGAATAGCGGACGAGCTTGCCCTTGGCGTTGCGCTCGCGTTGGACCTGTTGGATCAGCGGCGCGGTCTCCGCGCCGACGCCGCGCACCATGATGACCCGGCTGGCCGGCCAGCGGCGGACCCACTCCCAGACGTCCTCGGTATAGGCGTTACCGTCGATCGCTGCGAGGTCGGCCGCAAGGCGGTGCCCATAGGCGTTGAGCCAGCGCTGTTCGAGCAGCCCGTCCAGCTTCTCCCGGCATCCCTGTTCGGAGATGTGCCCAGGAATGACGCCGGCATCGATGATCCAGCGATGCTTCTCCCGTCCCCACCCGACGACCTGCCACTCGACCCGGTCGCCCTGGCAATCGATACCCAGGGTCAGCACCAACGCGCCGGGTGGAACCCGACCCCTCGGGTGGTCCGATGCCGAGGCCCGGTCGCGCAGCGTCTCCCAGGACGGAGCCTCGCCCAGCGTCTTGTAGGCGCGGCCGAGCGTGTCGTTGAAGAACGTCTGTTCGGAGGCAGGATCGCCGCGCGCCGCGATCCATTCCCTTACGATCCGCTCGAAGCTCTGCAGGTACGAATAGGCCGACCACAGGTCGAAGGAGCGGTGTTCGCGCCTGGCCTTCGGATTGTCCGCCCGCCAGACGCCGCGCGGCAGCATTTGCGAGCGGTGATGTTCGTGGATCTCGCAGCCGCACTCGACGCAGGTGAAGTGCGCGTCTTCCGGCTTCTCCTCGTCGAGATCGGCTAGCATGCTCTCCCACTCCAGCACCTGGAAGTGGTCGCAATGCGGGCACGGCACATGCAGCCGCTCCTGGCTGCCCTTCTCGTAATTGTCGGTGATTCGGCAGCCGGGCTCGAGCAGCGGCGTCGAAACCTTGAAGATCTTGGCGAATTCATGCGCGCGGCTGCGGCTGTCCGCCTGCGTTTCCGGATCGCCGGCGCTGTTCATCTCCCATTTGGCGAGGTCATCCTGGACCTGCCGCTTCATCGTCACCTGGCTGAGCGACGCCGGCGAATTCGCGCCGGAAATCTGGATGGCGCCCCTCGCGTCGACCCGTTCCTTGTAGAGCACCGAATCCAACCCGTCGCGCGAGCGCATCGGGAACAGACGTGCCAGAGCCGTCGTGCCCTTCAGCATCGGCGCCAGCTTCATCTTCGACCAGCGCTGGGCATTGCCCTCGGTCGGATGAACATAGAGGATGTCGGACGGGTCCATGTCGATGGAGCCGCCGACGAAGATGTTGGCGAGCACCGTGCCGCCGAGTTGCGCCGATTTCTTCAGCGTCACGGTCCGGCACGGATCGTCCGGCCCGAGCGCCCGCAGGATTTCGTCGAAATACGGGAACAGCGTCCGGTTGTAGGGTCCGGGAAACGGACTTTCCCGCTCCGAAAAGACGATGTTCGCCTCGGCCCAGGCGAGATAGTCGACCGGCGGTGGCGGCATCAGGATGTCGGCCAGCACCGATGCCGCGACATACTCGGCATTGGCCGTCTCGACGATCATGCTGGTCATGCGTCGATCTCTTCCTCGACGATGCTGTCGACGGTTTGCGGCAGTGCGTCGGCTTGGGCGCGATGACGTCTGGCTTCCGCCTCCCGGAACCCACGGAATTCCGCGCGCAACAGATGCAGAACGTCACGCTGCGGTACGCTGAAGCGGGAGGCGACGGCGGTGGCAAAGCCCTGCAGCGATCCCTCGAAGCTGGACAGCAGTGACCCGGAGATCCGCGCCATCTGCGTCCGCGCAGCCTCCGATTCCATGAAGCGGCCGCGGCGCTCCGCCTCTTCCTCGGCGGCCTTGCGATTCTGCCGCTGAATCTGCGCCAGCTTCTCGCGCTTGTACTGCGCATCGAAGCTTTCTGAGGGGGCGCTCGGCTGACCGGCATCGGTCATGCCGACCGGCGATGCGGTCGACATCGGATCCGGGAGTGTCGGACCCGCCGCCGTCGCGCCCTGCGGGGTGTCCACCCGCGTACCGAGCCCGTTGCCAAGCGCCTGGCCCGGATCACGCCGCGCGGCGATCTGCCGTTTGGCGCGGTCGACCCGAACCTTGGCGTTTCGCCCCTCGCCGGCCAGGGCATCGGGTCCGATCTTGCCCTCGGCGATCATCTGGGAAACGCGCCCGGCCGAAACGCCGATCTCCAGCGCGAATGCCCCTTTCGTCAGCGTGCGTTCGTGATCGATTGTCTCGCTCACACCGCCCACCCTTGCCGATACGCTCTTGAGCCGCGAGCGTCGGCTCTTCAGGCCCGCCTTTAGCTTTTTAGTCCCGGTGTTTAGGCTCTCAAAAGCCTCTCAGACTGGGAAGATTCCGCGCGCCGCCGGACCCGCGTGGCGTCGCGACGCCCCTACGGTCCCTAAACGTTGCAGAATTGTCACAGGGTCAGAGGCGGCCGAGCATGTAGCTGATGCCGCGCGCCATCTCGGTCATGAACACGCCCTCGGCGATCTCGCCGAGCATCGCCTCATAGACCGGCGGGTTGCGCGTCGCCTCGCCCGCCGGGTTCGGTCCGAACAGCATCCGCGTCGGATAGCGAGCCGACCCCTTCCGCTTCAGCACCTTGCCCGCGCCCTTGCCCGCCTTGGCGATGAACGCCGAGCGATACGATCCGCGCAACGGAACCGAGACGCCCTTGCGCGTCTGCCGCGGGTTCAGCTCTTGCAGCGGGATCTGCGTCGAGCGGATGGTCATCACCATCTCGCCACCAGTGATCCGCGTCCGCGTCCGCGCCTTGATGTGCTTTTGCGCGATGTCCATGCGCGCCGAGGCCAATTGCGCATAAGTGCGTTCGACGACCGATTTCGAGCGACCCATCGCGCGGCCGACAACCTGATCTTGCATCTTCGGCGGCAATTGCCGGAACGCGTCGGCGAGGATGCGAAAGGCATCGCTGTTGATGGAGAGGCCCGCTGTCGACGGATAGAGTGCAGCCATCGCCCCACCCCCAAACGCGAAACGCCCCGCCGGTTTCCCGGGGAGGCGCTTCGTTGTGATCTTTTCCAGTGTTCTTGGTCTGCACCTAATCACCGCCGCATGTCAATCCCCCAATCGCATCGTCCGCCCGCCCGTCAGGCCCGCCGACGCGCATCGCCAAGGTTTTCCGCGAAAATCACCCGAGGCGCGACACGGGCGCCCTCGCCCTCCCACGGCCACAGCGCCCGCTCCGGGCCACTCACCCGATGCGCCGCCAGCCGCCCGTCGAGATCGGCGGCCAGTGCCGCCAGCGTCAGCACCCATGCCTGATATTCGGCCCGACGCTCGACCAGCCCGGCCGGGTCCGGCGCCAGCCGCGTCTTGCGATAGGCGCCCGGATAAGGCCGCTGGCTGGTCCGGTTGTAGCCGTCGATCTCGACGCTCACCGTGCCCCGGCCATAGGCGTCGGGCCGCTCGGCCAGGCGGAACCACGCCGGCGCGCCCTGCGGCCCGCTCACCATCCGCCGCGCGATCGTCCCGTCGCCGTCCCAGTCCGGCGCCCGGCCAAGGATCGCCGCCCGGGCGATCGTCGCCGGCCAGCGCCCGCCATTGATCCGCGCCAGTGCCAGCCCCCGGTCATGCGCATCCGCCCGCTCGGCCTCGGTCAATCCCGTGCCGTCGGCCAGCACGATGTCGGCGAGCAGATCGTATCCGTCCGGCGCCGCAAAGCCGACATCGGCAAGCCCCGCCACTGCCTGGCCGACCAGGATGGCATCCGGGTGCGGCTCGGCCTCGGCCCCAAGATCCGGCACGCAGCCCCACTGGTTCGAGATGTCGATCAGCGTCAGCAGCTCGGCATAGTCCGACACCATGTCCCAGCCGCCGATGCCGAAGCCTGGCCCAGCATGGCCGCGCACCGTGCCGGACCCCGCCTTCGGCAGTTCCTGGACATAGGCCCAGGTCAGCAGCGCCTCGATCCCGATCGGTTTCATATCCCCGCTCCTTTTGTCTTTTGCGATAGTTGCGATAGTTTTTCGATGGTTTGTGAGGGTTTTAGCGAGGGTTTTTCGTCAATGGTTTCAGGACGATGATGGGCTTTTGCGAGGGTTTGTGCCGCCCTTATGAACATGAAACCGTCATCACCCCGCAGCCCTTCTCACATGTAGAAGACCCGCCAAAACCATCGCAAACCCTCGCAATCCCTTGTGGCGCAGGCCCCCGCACCCCGTCGAAACCCTCGCGAAACTGTCGCCAAACCCTCGCAACCCTCGCTGCGAAGGCACCTGGCGGGGGCGCCCGCGATACTCCGCGAGAGTACGGAAGACCCTCAATGGGTTCGCGGGCTTGGCGGCGGTGGTGAAGGTGAAACATCATCGCACATAGCGCTCCGGATAGTCGCCGGGGCCGTGCTGGCGCGGCGGCGGCGGATCGAACAGGGTGATGTCGACATAGCGACGCACGCGGCCGTCCTCGCGCGTGAACTTCTTCGCCATGTTGCGGCCGAAGGCGGTCTCCGAGATCGGCTTGACCGACGAGCCCTCGGCCCAGGCGACATAGGTTTGGTAGAGATCGCGCGCGAGCACCTCGTCGCCCGGCTTCGGGCGCACATGCGCGGCGACGAAGGCCGCCGTCGGGTCCATTTCGTCGCGGTATTTCTGGGTCTCGCGCTGCACCGTCTCGGGAATCGTCAGCCCCTCGGCGAGGTAGATCAGCACGCCCTCGATCAGCCAATTGAGAATGCCTGGATGCTCGGGCTTGAACTCCGAGACGACGTCCTCGAAATCCCGGCGCTGGTCGACCGGGATCGTCTTCGGCCACAAGACCACCGCCATGCGGCGCCAGATGCCGTCGTCGGTGCCGGTGATCGTCGGATAATTGTTGCCCGACATGTGCACGGTGAAGATCGGCCGGAAGTCGAAATAGCCGGCAAAGAGGTCGCGGCCGGTCATCGTCTCGCCACCGGTCAGCTCCTTGACCAGATCCTCGCGCAGCGGCTCGCCCTTCGGCAGTTCCTTGACGCGCAGAAGCCGGCGGCCATAGAGCCGGGCGATGTCCGGCGAGGCGGCGCCCGCCTGTCCGGTCGGGCCGAAGAAGGACGACGACGGCAGCGTCACCGCCGCCTCGCCCAGCACCCGGCAGACCACCTCCATGCAGACCGACTTGCCGTTGGCGCCGTTGCCGTAGTGGAAGAACAGCTTTTGCACGGTGACGCCGAGCAGCCCCAGCCCGAACGCCACCTGCACCATCCGCCGCACCTCCGCGTCCGGCAGATACTCCTCCAGGAACGCCAGCCATGTCGGGCAGCGGGCGCGGCGGTCGTAGGCGACCGGGATCAGCTCGGAAATCAGGTCGTCGCGGCGATGCCCCTTGGCGACCGCCAGTTTCGCCCGCCGCGCCACGATATGGTCCGGTGTGCCCGCCGGCGCGTCGTCGCGCTCGGCCGCCGGGTTCACCTCGCGCTCGATCGTGGTGGAAAAGGTCAGCGTGGCGTTCTTCACCGCGACCTTCAGATGGTCGGCGTTGAACACGTCGGGATCGGTCAGAAGATGCGGCGCGGCGCAATCCAGCATGGATTTCATCCGGGCGCTGTTCTTCGACGAAATGCCGAAGTCGCGCCGGCTCTTGCGCGCCCCGGCGACGCCGCGCTCGATCGCCTTGGCCTGGTCGAGCACGGCCTTGTCGGCGGCGCTGACCTCCTCGGCGGGCTTGGCGCGGATCGCCACCGCCGCCTCGAGCACGGCGGCCTGATGCTTCGAGGGATTGAGCATCGGCACCTCGCCGATGATCCGCTCGCCGAGCCGCTGTGACAGCCGCTGCGCCCGTGGCCGCCCCTGGTTGATGTCCCAGTGCTGGCCGGTCCACACCACGAACATCGGCTTTTCCGCCTTTTCCTGGGCGAGCACCCGGATGTTGCGGCCGAAATGCGCGATCAGCCGGATGCCGTTGTCGGTGTCCGACTGGTGCAGGTCGGCGCAGAATCCCGTGACCGTTTCGTCGGCCGTCTCCGGATCGCCGGCCTGGGGCACGTCGAGCGTGTTGATGCGAATGATTTTTGTCCCGCCCTCCGGCTCGTCGTCGACGGGCTCGCGGGTTTCGGGCTCCGGCGCGTCCTCGCCAGCGGCCGAATCCATCCCGGCCCGCTCCAGATAGGCCCGCACCGCGGCGAGGTTGTCGTTCTCCGCCTTCGCCATCAGACCACCTGCAGCGGCGGAGTGCCGCGCTGGCGGGCGGCATCGAGGACGCGGCAGACGTCGGATTCATGCACGCCAAGCGCCAACGCGATGTCGAGCGTATCGAAGAAGCGCCCGTCGCGCCAAAGCGTCAGCACGGCGGCGGCCTTAAGCACCGTCATCGTGCACCCTCCCCGGCCAGGTCACGCAATTCCTGGCGGTCGGCCGCGCCTCCGGCCCATGCCCAGATCTTCAACTTGCGCCCAACACGGCCGGATCGCTGGTCTGATCCGCTGCCGCCGCCGCGGCCTATCGCGATCCACCCATCGAAGCGATAGAGGTCGCCCGAGTGCAAAGATTGATCCTGATAGGAGACTGCGAACCGGCGATGATGCGCCGCCGCAATTCGCGGAAAGACGATCTCCCGCCATAACCTCAACATCGGCCGACACAGATCACGCCGCGCGGCGCACAGTCGGACCAACTCCACGACTTCGGTGCGGGCAAGTCCGGTGTCCCCGACGACCTCGCGCACGGTCTCGCCAGCGGCCGTCACTGCGACAGGCTCGCCATGCTCGAACATCGCGTAGTGCGATTCAAAGCAGTAGCGTGGCCTTGTATACGGCCCCATGCGGTGCCCCCAATCCAACAGAAGTCGGTTGAGTTCGCGGCGATCGATCTCTTCGATGTGCAAAATCGGGGCGACGAGCATCAAAGAGTCTCCCCGGTCAAAAGATCGGCGAAATCCATCCCCGCCGGCGGCCAGGCGGTCGCGATGGCGCGGTTCTTTGCCCCATCCTTAAGCTTCGCTGCGCTCGCTGATGGGGACCCCGGGGCCCCCGCCAGCGACGCAGCCGAAGGCGAGGAGCTTAAGGGCGGGGCAGACAATCTCCTTTCCGCCCGCAGCATCGCCGCGGCGGTTGTCCAGCGCTCGGAATCCCCGTCGGCGGCGAGCAGGATCTCGCTGACCCGATCGGGCACGGCCATCGCATCGTCGGGTGCCTGGTCGGTGCGCGGCACCGGCCCCTGAACGCGCAACGGCCGCTTGCCGCCGCGATCCTTCAGCACCGGATGGCCGAAGGCGCTTTTCGGGTCGGCGGGCCCGGCCAGATTGCCGAGATCGCCGGCGGCGGCGTAAAGCGTGTCAGGACGGAAGCCCTCCGCCAAGCCGACCGCCAGCACGTTCTCGATCCCCTCGCCGAGGACGCCGCGTGTCCTGCATATTTCCGCACATATCCGGCCGCCCGATTCGGTAAATCCGACGAGCGGAATCATCCCGCCCTTCTTGGTGCCGCGCATCTTCTTGGTCTTGGCGCGTTCGATCGTCCGCGTTCCGTCCGCCTTGGTCGTGCGCAGCCAGATCAGCGGCCGCCCCTTCGGTCCCGCCAGGTCGATGAAGGTCAGATGGCATCCGACGATCGTCCCGACCGGATCGACGAAGGGCGCGACCAGCGCCAGCCCCTCGTGGATCGCGTGCGGCCTGCCGTCGGCGGGAACTTCTTGCCAGACCGTCGCCGCGTCGATCTCCCCCCGGGCGAAGGCGATTTGCTCCCCCTTGCCCACCGTCACCCAATAGGGTTCGGCCGCGATCGCGCGCAGGTGCGGCAAATCGGGCAGCGCGTGGCCGCCCAACCGCAGCGCGAGATAGGCCCGCACGGCGGTCCTGGCGTCTGTCTCGCCCCTTTGGGGAGAGATGGCCGGCAGGCCAGTGAGGGGAAAACCAGCCACCCACTTGCCGCGCGCCTTGGCCCGCTCCTTTTCGCGGAAATCGGCCGCGGCCCGCTCGCCGCGGTCCCGGTCGGCCGCGGTCTTCGCCTTGCGCGCGGCAAGCCGCGCTTCCCGCGCGGCCTTGTCCGCTTCCGTCTCGGTGGCAATTTCGTCCGGCAGCGGCCGCCCCAGCGCCTCGGCGCAGGCGAGGAGGAACCCGTCACGTGACGCAATGTCGAGCCCGCCGAGATGCGCGGCGAGGCTGATGCCGTCCTTGCCGCCGATGGCGCCACGGCAGTTCCAGACGTTGCGCTTGCGATTGATCGCGAATCGGTCGGTGCCGCCGCAGGCCGGGCACGGGCCGCTCTCCTCGCCGCTCGTTCCGGCCCGGGACAGCCCGGCGACGCCGAGCCGGTCGGCGGCTTCGGCCACACTCACCTGCCGCGCCTCCTCGACGAAATCGTCGATCGCCAGCCGTTGCGTTTCGCTGGTTTGCAGCGCCGCCGTCATTCCGAAAGCTCCCGCACGCGCGCCCGGTCGACCAGGCGATAGCCGAGGCCCCGGCTCATCCTGATCTCGATGCCGAACGGCCGGGTCTTGGTGCGCAGCTTGGAGACGTGGCACTCGATCACCGCCGGCGGATGGTCCAGCCGCGCCGGGTCGTCCCACAGAAGTTCCGCCAGCGCCGCCTTGGAGACCAGCGGCCGGTTGACCAGCGCCTGCATGATGATGATCTCGCTGCGGCACAGCCCCCAGTCTTCCGGCGGCACGAAGTCGCCGGCAAAGGCGTTCTTCAGCTGCCGGATGCGCGTTTGCGCCTCGTCCAGCTCGCGCCGCAGGCGGATGAGTTCGGTATCGTGCTGCGAACCGGTCATTCCGCCGCCTCCTGCAGGACAGGACCGCCCCATTGGTCAGCCATGGCAGTGGCGATGCCGGGAAAGAAACGGGAACGCTCCCTCCAACGATCAGGCCCTGGTGACATCCGGTGGATTCGCTGGGCCCGACCTTCGACCACGTTCGTCGGCACCAACGCGGGGAGGTTCTTCAGCCAGAGGCAGGTGCGCTTGGTCTCGCCATGCCCGAACTGCCACGGCTGGACGGATTGCGCCGGCTCGACATAGTTCGCGATCCGTGCCTTCGCGTGCTTGTGCATCACAGGATTTTCGATGGCGATCCGCTCGATCGTCGCATTCCAGCATTTGGAGAACAGCGCAGCACCCTCCTCCAGTTCTTGCCACATGGAATCTCCGGTTCTTCCAGGCGGCGGAGTGTGCAGCCATCGAACGCCGCTGTTGCAAAGTCGCGTGCAGGGAGGATGCGCAACCATCAACAGGTCCCATCCGTCCTCAAGGTAATCCCGGACGTCGCCGATCAGATGCTTGTTGCTCCGGTCCTCTGACGGCAGGAGGTCACAGGACCACGCATCGTGCCCCAGAGCGGCGAAGGCGCGGCGGACAACGCCGGAGAATTCGCAGGCGACGAGCACCCGCATCGAGTGCCTGTCCTTCATTCCGCCGCCTCGCGTCTGTCTGCCCCGCCCTTAAGCTTCGGCTCCGCCTCCCGGCCGGACTGCCCCGCCTCGACCAGCTGCGCGTCGGTGAGGAAATCCGGGCCCCATGCATTCTTGCGGATGGAATGGCCGCGCGCCCGCGCCCGGTCGATCACATCGGAAAATTTCAGATCCTCGGCGCGCACCGCGGTGCGGAGCGATTCCAGCGCGACGACGAAGCCCGGCGCCTCGATCAGCCGGGTCGCCAGGAAGTCCGCGACCGGGTCGGCCGGGATGATCGGCGGCGACGGGATGAGCGCAGGATCTCGTCTCCCGCGCCCATCGCAGCCGGATGGCTTCAGGTGCGCGGTTGTTCTTCGATCCCCACCACCTGCTGCCCCGAATGAATGTAGAAGTCGCGCGTCGTATTCGGCTCCACGGTCTCGGTCGAAATGCTCTTCTGCGCATTCGGCTCGCCGTGCTTGATCGTCACCATGACTGGCCATCCCGCGTGCGCGTCGACTGTCACCTTTGTTGTCATCGTCTACTCCTGAGAATGCCGGGAGACCGCCCGGTGCGGATAGCGGGCGCGGCAGCGGTCGCGACAGCCGCTGCGCCGAAGGCATCGCCGGCGGCGCGGGTACCGCGCGGATCGCCTCACAGGCCGGTGGCGCCTCGCCGTCGCTCAGCGCCAGGGCGGTGATCGTCTCGCCGGCCCGGCAGCCGCCGAGCGGCCGTGCGAGCGCCAAAAGCGCGGCGCCGAAATTCGCCCGGCTCAAAGCCGCAGTGCCGCGCCGCCGGCAGAACTTGCCATAGGTCGCGAAGGCGCTGGCGACGGCGACCTCGCCGCGCCGGGCGGCACGCAGATGCACCTGCGCGAAGGCGAGGAAGGACGGGTCGGCGGCGAACGGGGCGCTCATTCGGCTGCCTCGCGCGGCACCGCCGCGTCCATCATCTGGAACAGCGTCGGCACCGCGAGCGTCTTTTCCTGCCGCTCCAGATGCCGAACGCCGTCGCGGAAATAATCGCCGTTGAGTTCGACCGAGACGCCCTTCCGGCCGAGCGCCATCGCGCAATAGGGCACGGTGAACAGGCCGCCGAACGGGTCGAACACGGTCTCGCCTTGCATGGAATAGCGCTCGATCAGCCGGTCGACGATGTCGAACTGCAGCGGGCAGATGTGCTTTTCACGGCCGCGCGCTACCTGATCTGCGTTCAGCGTCCGCATCCGGGCGACATCGTGCCAAACGTCCGGATCGGAGCTGCCCGGCGCCAGCGCCATGAACTTGGTCGGCAGCGCCCGGCGTTGCTCCAGCGCCTCACCGACCGCAACGTGATCGCGGTAGTCGTAGACCGATTTCAGGGTCTCGCCGGGAAAGATGCGGGCGAGAACGTCGGTCGGCAGTTTCGCCAGTTCCGGCACGGTCAACATGCGGTCGCCGGACGATCGCCAGAAGGCGTGCGCGTCGATCTGCCAGCGGGCCAGCGAATAAGCCGCCCGATCCTTGGCGATGCGCTCGTCGGCATACCCCTTCGAGCGGTCTGTCTGCGGCTTGGCGAACAGAATCACGTATTCCGGCGAACCGACGCCCATCTTGGAGGCGTCCTTCAGCATCTCCGAATAGGACAGCCGGTAGGTCTGGTTGTTCTCCGCCACCACGTCGGTGATGATCGTGATCATGCCGCAATAGACGAAGCCGTGTTTCAGGCCATGGAAAATTGTCTCCGCATGAAACGGCGAGACGGTCGGGCGGCCCTCACCGGTGACGGATCCGAACAGGATGCGGTCCTTGACGTGGATCGCCGCGATCCGGCCGGGCTTGAGCACGCGCACAAGCTCCGGCGTCAGAAAATCCATCTGCCTCCAGAAATGGGCGTTGTCGTCGGTGTGGCCGAAATCATTGTAGCTCGGCGTATATTCGTAGTGGTTGGCGAAGGGGATCGAGGTGACGATCAGGTCGACAGAGTTCGCATCCATCATCCGGGTTTCGTCGACGCAGTCGTTGTTGGCGACCCGCCAGTTTTCCCCTGCCGCAGCGCGACGTTCGATGCCGATCGCCCGGCGCATTTCGTCGGCCATGTTCAACTGATCGAGCCCATGCTCGCGGATGATTGCGCTCATCGTCTCCATCATCTCCTCGTGCTGGCGCCATTTGAGGTTGAGGATGCGGACGGTGCCGCGCTCCTGGTCAGTGTGGATGATGTCGGCGCGCACGGTTTGCGTCTGGCCGAAGCGCAGCAGCCGGTGCATCGCCTGAATGAAGTCGTTGAACTTGGCGGTGACGCCGACGAAGATCGCCCGATGGCAATGGCGCTGCAGATTGGTGCCGGAGCCCAGCATCACCGGTTTGCCGGCCATGCGCGCGATCCGCCCGTCGGAAAAATCCCCGACGATCGATTCCCGCAACTCCAGATCCTGACTGCCATAGACCGAGGCGACGGCGGGGATCGCCCGCTCGATCGCCCGCCGCTCGTCTTCCAGATCGTGCCACAGCACGAAATGATCCTTTGGCGCGGCGGCAACGATCGCCGCCGCGCGGCCAATCCTCACATCGATGCTGTCGCGCTTTTCCCGCGCGGCGGCGGTGAGGTCGTTGCCGGCGTCGCGGATCAGGACGCCCTGCCCGTCCCGCTCGAACGAACCGTCGAACAGGCGCGTCTCGACCTCGTGATAACGCACGTCGAGCGGCGGCAGATCATAGCCTTCGTCGGAAAAGCCGAGGTCGGAGGGCTTTTGCAGGAACACTGCCCAGGAGTTCACCCACAGCCAGAATTCCCGCTGCTTGTGTGGATAGAGCGTGAGGTCGTTGGCCTTCTTCGGGTTGCGCTGGAAAAACCGCGTCAGTGCCTGGCCGGTGTCCATGACGCCGAGGAAGCCGGCATAATGGATCAGTTCCTTGAGCCGGTTCGGCGAGGGCGTCGCCGTCGCGACGAAACGAAATGGCACATGCTCAAACAGGGTCAGGAAGCTTTGATAGGTCTTCGATCCGTAGGAGCGCAGCACCGACGCCTCGTCGAGACTGGAGGCAATGAACAGGCCCGGATCGAGACGGCCGTCGCGCACCGTCTCGTAATTGGTGATGTGGATGAACTCCTCGCCGGCCATATCCCCGGCCGAGCGGATGAATTTGAGCGGCGCGGCGAAGTCTCCGGTGAACCGCGCCGCGGTCTCGCCCAGGAATTCGCGCCGCACGCCGAGCGGCAGGACAATCAGCCGATGGCCGCGCGTCCGCTGGCCGATGAGTCTCATCACCTCGATCTGGGTGGCGGTCTTATGCAGACCGAATCGGGTAAAGAACGCCCGCCTGCCGCCGGCGACGCCCCACCGTGCGATCGCGCGGGTGTGCGGCTTGAGCGCCGGATTGACGGCATCGAAATCCACCTCGAAGCCGAACCGCTGCGCGACCGTCGTCTTCGCCTCGAGGAATTGGCGATAGGCGTCGCCGCTCATTGCCAGCCTCCCGGCTTAGGCGCGTCCGGATCGCGGCGCAGCACCGTCCCCTCCACTGCCAGCCGAGCCAGCAGATCGCGGTCGCCCGCCTGCAGCGCCGCCAGAACCCGCCGCAATTCGCCGACGCATCCGGTCGCGATCGCGTCCAGATCGGGCGTTCTGTCGGCAATTGCGCCAACGAGTGAGGACAGGGGCGCGTCGTTTGCCCCGCCCTTAAGCTCGCTCGCTCTGCTCGTCGCTGGCGGGGACCCCATCCTCATTGCCGCCTCCCGGTCTCGCCCAGCGCCAGTTCGACGGAGCGATAGGTCAGCTTCAGGATTCGGGCGATGTCGGCGATCCGGAAGCCGCGCGCGCGCAGGTCCGCGATGGCAGCATGGCCGGCCGCGTCCGTCGACGCCGCGACATTGCGGCTGGCGGCGAAGCGATCGCCCCGCAATCGGGACGGATCGATGTCGGCGGCGGGCCGCTCCAGCGTGTAGCCGACGCCCCATTGCGTGGTGATCACCAGCCCTAGCGGATCGAGCTTGCGGCGGACCTTCGAGACCAGCACATCGACGATCTTGTCCCCGGCCGCGTCGGCCGGATTGGGATAGAGCGCCGTGACCAGTGCCTCGCGGCTAAGCGTGCGCGGAAACGCCCCGGCCAGCGCCTGGACCAGGGTGAGCTCCATGCCGGTCAGCCGCACGGAACGACCGGCGCAGACGACGATCTGCCGATCGGGATCGACCAGAACGGCGAGCGGGTCGACCGCCGCGCCGCAGCACGGGCAAACGGGGTCCCCGCCAGCGACGGTCCGTGAGGACGGGCGAGACCCGTGGCTCGCCTCGGAGGCGAGAGAGCTTGAGGGTTGGGCAGATAACCTGTCCTCACCGAGCGGCACTGCAGTCTCACTCTCCTGCGGTCGGCTGGCCCCGGACCTGGATGCGAAGGCGAGCGCGCTCATGCCGCCCGCCGCGCGTCGCGAATCGCCCGGCGCTCGGCCCAGGACCCCTCGCCATTCGCCAGCGCCGCGTGCGTCGCGCAGTAGGAACACGGGGTCCCCGCCAGCGGCCTGCCGCTTAAGGGCGGGGCAGAGATGGCTGCGTTGCAGACGAACAGCGTCGACCGCGCCATCGGATCGGACCCGTCGACATGCACCGGCCAGCGGCAGCCGGTTGCCTCGTCAGCCCACAGCGGCACCGGATGGGTGCCCGGCAGCGGCCGAAACGCATCCGCCTTCGCCGGCGGGTCGGCCGGGGTCCCCGTCAGTGAGCCGGAGGCGACACTTAAGGACGGGGCAGAGGAATCAGCACCGGGCCCCCCGTCAGCAAGCGAAGCGCAACTTAAGAATGGGACAAACGACTCTTTCCGCGCTGTCCGCACGGCCTTGAGTTTCATCGGATGGCTCGCCGCCGCAAAGCCGCGCCGACGCGGCGGCAAACGGTCGGGATGCTGGCGCACCAGCCAGTTCACCTGGTTCCGGGTCAGGCCAGTGCGCTGGGTAATGTCGGTCACGGTCAGACCGGCGCGCCACAATGGCGCCACCAGCTCCAGCCGCGCCTCGGTCGTGCTGCAGACGGCAGCCGGCGAACCTGACGGCGGCGCGACGACGCCCCCCTTCCGGCGCTTGGGAAAGCGGTCGCGGTGGCGATCGGCGAGGCCGACGATGGCGTTTCGCGGACAGCCGAGATCGGCGGCGATCGCCGCCGCGGTCTGCCCCTCGGCCCATAATTTCGCCGCACGCGCGATCCGTGCCGCCGTCCATATGATCCGGTCGCTCATGGCTGTTCCACCTTGCGCTTGAGGTCGGTGAAGATTTTCAGGCAGTCGTCGAGTTCGGCCCGGATCGCCGCCCGCTCGGCGCTGGTGACCCGGCCGTCGGCGATCGCCGACAGGATCGCCATCTCCGCCTCGGCGCTTTCCAGCGCGATCTGCGCGACGTCGGCGACGGCGAGCGCGCCTGACCCTGCGCCCGCCTCCCCGGCCAGCCGCTCGACCAGCCAGCGCGAGACGATCGCGCGGCCGCACAGGGCCTCCAGTCGCATGACGTGGACCACCGGCATGAACCGGTCGGGAAACGACTGGCTGCCATAGGAGGAGACCAGCGACTGGGCGATGCCGAGCACCGAGGCGACGGCCACCGGCCCGCCGCAGGCCTCGACCAGCGCCGAAGTGGTCACCTTCAGCGCCTTCTGGTCTGGCGTCAGCTCGCGAAGCCCGCTCATCGCGCAACCGCCTGTGATGCATCGTCCGAGGAATTCACATGCGCGGCGCGACCGTCGGCCGCATTCTCGCCATCATGAAGATTGTCTGCACCGCCCTTAAGCTTCGGCCCTCCAGAGCCCGTCGAAGGATCGCTGGCGGGGCACGCGAGACCGGCCTCCCCGCCAACGACACCCGCGCTGCCCTGCGGCTGGTGCGGGGTGACGACGTGGCCGGACGCCGAGGCGAAGGCGGCGGGTGTCGGCCTGGACATGGTGAATTCCTCACGGGCGCGCTGGAAGGAGACCGGAGGAACGCGCCCCCCGGTCAGCGACTCGATGGCGAGCGCGAGTTCGAGCGGGCAAGGACGCTCGCCGCTCTCGTATCGCTGCAATGTGCGGGCCGCGTTCGTGCCGCCGATGCCGAGCAGCCCGGCGGTTTCCGCGAGGCTCTTGCGCGCTTCGGTGCGCCATTCGGTGAGGGTGATTTGTGACATGGGAACGAATGTAGCCATATCGGCTACCATTGTGTCAAGCGAATGTAGCCTGTCACGCTCTTTCGTCTGTAGCCGCATCGGCTACGTTCCGGAAATGAAGAACCGGATCAAGACGATCATGAAAGAGAAGGGTGTCACGCGCGAGACCCTGGCGGAGCGCGTGGAGGCACACCCCGTCACGATCTCCAAGCTGATCGCCGGCACCATGGATCTGAACACCTCGTGGATGGATCGGCTCGGCAAGGCGCTTGGCGTCCCGCCGATCGAAGTGCTGGTCGCGCCGTCGTCGACCCGGATGGTCACGGTCAAGGCATCGGTTCAGGCTGGTGTATTCTCCGAGAGTTCGGAGTGGGCCGACCCGGAGGACTGGTACGATGTGCCGGTTCCCCGCGACCCCGCCCTCGATGGGCTGCCTCTGTTCGCGGCGGAAGTCCGCGGACCTTCGATGAATCGCCGCTACGCGGAAGGATCGGTCGTCGTCTGCACGGCACCGTGGACCGACAACGAACACCCCGTGCCGGGCCGTCGTTATGTCGTTGAGCGGCGTCGCCTGGACGGCACGATCGAGACGACGGTGAAACTGCTCCACCGCGATCCCGAGGGCGAGCTTTGGCTTATCGCCGAATCCGACGATCCGCGCTATCAGCGCCCGATCCCCATCGCAGGGGAGGCCGAGGGCGAGGAAGTGCGCGTGATCGGCCGCGTGCGCTATGCTGTTTCACGCGAGTAGCGCCACCGAAACGTAGCCAATTACGCTACACCTCTTGACAAGATTGTAGCCGTTATGGCTACTTAGCCCCCATCGCCACCCCGATGGGAGTTTTTCCATGTTTCCAGATTCCGCAGCCGCCGCCGCTGTTTCATCCGTCGGTCGTCCTCCCAGGGCCGACGGTCCGCCGGTCATCGCTTCGCGTCCTGAGCCTGTCGAATGGGCTCCCGGTGCGGCGACCGGCCCCCGGCGCCGGCTGTTCGAGGAGGTCTATCGGACGCCGGACACCGATCCGACCGAAGCAGACCTGATCGCCCGGCTGCGCGGCGCCGACTGGTCGGACAGACCGCACGACGACGTCTTCCCGGATCTGCCCGGCAATCTCGACACCGGGCCGAACCTCGCCGTGGTGGTCTGTTTCGTCGTGGCCACCGCCATCGCCTCGGCGATGGTCGGCGTCGGCCTCGGCTATCTGACCGCGCTGCTGTGAGGGAGGTTCCGATGATCGAAACCCGCCCCCTCACCGCCGCCGAAATCCTGAAGCGAACCGCCCCCGGGGCCCACGCCAGCGACGCAGCCGCAGGCGAGGAGCTTAAGGGCGGGGCAAAGAAAAAGGTCGCCCGCCTTGCGACCGACATGATCGACATCGCCGCCGTCACCGGCGCCTGCGAGGAAGCCGACCTGCTGCTGCGCGGCTGGACGCCGGATTTGCTGGCCGCCCATGCCGACGCCGCCCGCATTCTCGCCAACGCCGCAACCGACGGAGCGCGGGTCTGATGGCCGTCCTGCGCGACACCGCCCGGGCGCTGCTCGAACTCGCCGTTCTCGCCGGCTTCGTCGCCGCCGTCTGTCTTGTCGCGGCGGGCGTGGCATGAGCGCGCCGATTCCGTTCCGGGTGCATTTCGATCCCGTCGGCGGCGAGACGCCGGCACCGGTCGTCATCACCACCGCGACGCCGAAACAGGCCGGCGACGAAGCGCTCGCCCGCTTCCCCGGCCGCGCCATCCGGAAAATCAAACGCGACAAGAGCGGAGGCCCGGCATGAACGCCGGACACCAGCAGGAGCAGCCTGCGGCCTCGCGGCGTCAGGGGCCCCGCAGCGCCGAGCAAAGCGAGAAGCTTAAGGCGGGGACAGAAACCCCTTCCGCCTGGGACCAGACCGCCACCGGCCGGGCGCTGGATTTTTCCGCGCCGGTCGTCGCGCCGGCGCATCTGTGGACCGAAATCGGCCACGGCCTGTCGCAGATCGCCCGCTTTGCCGGCCAGACCCCGACCGCCTATTCGGTCGCCCAGCATTCCGTCCTGATGGCGGAAGCCGCCGAGGACGAAACCGGCGAGCCGCTGCTCGCCGCGTATTGCCTCCTGCATGACGGACACGAGGCCTATCTCGGCGACACGCCGAGCCCGGCCAAGCTGGCGATCGAGGCCGAGCTTGCCGCCCACGCCGCCGCCTCGGGCGTGCCGGAGACCGTCATCGAGGCGCGCATCGCCTGGCTGCGACGGCTGCGCTTCGCCGTCGAGGACCGGCTCGACCGCGCGATCTTTGCCGCCGCCGGCCTGCCCCCGATCGACGACCGCGCCCGGACGCTCGTCAAATGCTTCGACGTCAGCGCGCTGAAAACCGAGCGCCGCGATCTGCTGCTGCCGGCGCCCAAACCTTGGGAACCGGCGATGGAAGCCGCGCCGGTGCTGAAGCTGCGCCAGGGCCGGATCCGCGCCTGGCCCGCCGGCACTGCCTACGGGCGCTTTGCCGATGCCCTCACCCGCCTTTGCCCCGATGCGGCGCTCGCCGCCGGGCGCCAACAATTCGAAGGAGCTGCGGAATGAGCGATGGACAATACGCCTGGTATTTCGCCGATTCCGACGACGCGGAGAGATGGAGCGGCCCGCACGCCAGCCGCGGCGACGCGATCGCCGCTGGCCGGGCCGAATTCGACGCCGCCGCGTTCTCGATTTGCGAGGCCGACAAGATGGCCCTCAGCTTCGACTGCTTCGATGCAGAGATCGTGCTGGAAGGCTTCGATGATCGCAACGAGGACGCGTGGAGCGAGGACGGCGCCGAGATCAATGCGCGGCCCGAGCACCGGCGCGATCTGGAACGCCGATTGGGTGATGTGCTGCGCGGCTGGATGACGCAGTACGCGCTGGTGCCGCACGTCCATAGCTTCGGCGACATGCGCGTAGTCGAGCGCATCGAACCGGCGGTCCGGCCATGAGCGACGTCAACGGTGTTGCCCAGGATCAGCTGCGCAGCTTCGTCGAGCGCATCGAGCGGCTCGAGGAAGAGAAAAAGACCATCAGCGACGACATCAAGGATGTCTATGCCGAGGCCAAGGGCAACGGCTTCGACGTGAAGGTGTTGCGGCGCGCGGTCGCGCTGCGCAAGCAGGATCAGAACGAACGCCAGGAATTCGAGGCGCTCCTCGATCTTTATCTGAACGCGCTCGGCATGACGCCGGACCTGCCCTTCGGCGACGAGGCCTTGCCGGTGCAGCGCAAGGGGCACCCGCCCCGCGCCGCCACCGGCACCGAACGCCGCGAGGGATCAGAGACCGTCTCGCTCTCCTATGTCGACGAGACCGGCAAAACCGTCACCACGCCGCCGGTCGATCTGGCAACCTTCCGCAAGGCCGCCGACCGGGTCACGCGTGGCAAGGGTCGCAAGGGTAGCAAGCCGGCCAGCGCCCGCGCTGCGGCTTCGCCAGCGACGCAGGCGATCGCCGAGGAGCTTAAGGGCGAAGCCCGACCATGACCGCCGCCCGCCCCGTCCAGATCGTCATTTGCGACAGCCTGACGCCGGCCTATCCGGACGCCGGCGCCTTCGTCCAGGCGCTTTGCGACGCGCTGGCGATCGAATGGCGGCGGGCCGGCGTCGACGGCATCCGCATCCTCGATGCGATCTTCGCCGACGGTCTCTGCCAGATCGTCACCGGGCCGGGCCAGGCGCCACTCGATCGCGCCGCGCTGCGGGCCTTTCTCGACCAGAAGAGGTATGGATCATGAGCGCCGACCTTCCCGCACTGGCCCTGTCGATCCGACAGCCCTGGGCATGGGCGATCCTTTCCGCCGGCAAGGACATCGAAAACCGTAAATGGAGCACCGCCTACCGCGGTCCGGTCTGCCTGCACGCCAGCGCCTACAAGCCGAACCAGGGCGATGTCGACGATTTCAACGCAGCCTTCGCCGGAGCGGTTCCAGATGAGGCCGAGCGCAGTAAACTCTGTCCGCGCCATTCCTATGCGCTGGACTTCGATCGCGGCGGCATTGTCGGCACGGCCGAGATCGTCGATTGCGTCGAGACTTCGGACAGCCCGTGGTTCTTCGGCCTCTTCGGCTTCGTTCTGGCCAACCCCCGGCCGGTGCCGTTTCTCCCGGTCAAGGGCGCCCTCGGCCTTTTCGATTGGCGCAAACGCATTGCCCACCCCACGTCCCCATCCCAATCCGACATGTTCGCCGAGATCCGGCCATGACCCGCCCGGTTCGCTTGAGGCTGTCGCGCGCCGCCGGCTTCGACCTGCAGGCGCATAGCGATGCCGTCAACGGCCTGCCGGCGATCGCCGTCGCCCGGCCGGGCCGCTTCAAAAATCCCTTCATCGTCGGCCGTGACGGCGACCGGGCGCGCTGCGTCGACCTCCACCGGCAGCTGATCGCCGGCCATCTCTGTCTCACCGCTCGCGCCGATATCGCCGAGCAGGAAAAGGTCCTGGCCGCCTTTCGCGCCGGCTGGTGCGATCTCGTCGGCCACAACCTCGCCTGCTGGTGCCGGATTCCCGAGGATGGGGCAGACGACATTTGCCACGCCAGCACGCTTCTCAAAGCCATCGCCCTCCTGGAGAATCACCATGACTGATCGAGCCGCGCCGATCGAGCTGATCCGCAGCGATAGCCTCGCCGCCGCTGCTGTCGCCCACCGCGACCGCCTGCGCGCCGAGCTGGCCGAGCGCCGTGCCGCCGAGGTCGACGACATCGCCTTCGCAACCGCCAACGGCCAGGCGCTTGGCAACAGATACTGGCACGAACGCCACGCCACCCAGCAACGGCTGCGCGCCGCCGCCGACATCGTCGCCGCGCTCCAGGGAGCGTCCCATGGCTGACCTCCCGCATCTGGAACGCCTGTCGAAACAGCTTGTCCGGGACGGAAAGTTGATCGAGGCCGGCTGGATCGGGCTGCGCATTGCCGCGATCCCGGCGGCCGCGCCAAAGGTCCAGTTGGAGGAGATGCGCACCGCCTTCTTCGCCGGCGCCCAGCATCTGTTCTCCAGCATCATGACGATTCTGGACCCGGGCGAGGAGCCGACGCAGGCGGATATGGACCGGCTGACCCTGATCCAGACCGAACTTGACCGCTTCATCGCTGAATTCGCGGCGAAGACGATGCCGACGAAAGGCAGCGCGTGATGGCTGACCATTCCAAGATCGAATGGACCGAGGCGACCTGGAACCCGATCGCCGGGTGTAGCCTCGTCTCGCCGGGCTGCACCCACTGTTACGCGATGCGCGACGCCCATCGTCTCGCCGGCAACCCGAACCCGCGCATCGCCGCCAAATACGCCGGCACCACGAAGATCGTGGCAAGAGGCGGCGAGGCCAAGGGCCGAGTGGGGAAAAAGCTGAACACGCCCGTCTGGACCGGCCGCGTCAACCTCGCCGATGACCAGGTGCTGACCCAGCCGCTGCGCTGGACGAAACCACGCCGGATTTTCGTCAACTCGATGTCCGACCTGTTTCACCCGGATGTGCCCGACGCCTGGATCGACCGCATCTTTGCGGTGATGGCGCTGGAACCGCAGCACACCTTCCAGGTGCTGACCAAGCGGGCAGAGCGGATGCGGGAATATCTGATAGACGCAAATCGTGCGGCAACTGTCTTCGCGACTGCCGAACGCCATCACGGCCGCCAATGGCATGACGCTGATGCGGCTGCGGCTAAACCGGAAAATTGGCCGCTCAAAAACGTCTGGCTTGGCATCTCGGCCGAGGACCAGACTCGCGCCGACGAGCGCATCCCGGCGCTGCTCGACACCCCGGCTGCAATCCGCTGGGTGTCGGCCGAGCCGCTGCTCGGGCGGATCAATTTCAATTCGACGCTCGGCGGCACGCTCTGGATCGGCGGACAGCGAGGTTGCGCCGGCGATCCCCGTCGCTCCGGCGCAATGCACCACGGGATTGGCACGCCGGATTGTCCGAGGCACCTTCATCATCATCACGATGAGAGATGCAGGCCGGGTCTCGACTGGATCGTCGCCGGCGGCGAGAGCGGCCGCGGTGCCCGGCCGATGCATCCCGATTGGGTGCGCGCCATCCGCGATCAGTGCGCGCGCGCCGGCGTGCCGTTCCTGTTCAAGCAATGGGGCAGCTGGGAAGTGGCGATCGACCGCGAGCGCGACGATCCCGACTGGCGCGCCGCCTATTCCCGCGAGTTTCGCGACGAAGGCAAGACCCGCTGGCTGAACCTCGCCGGCGGGTGCGGTTTCCACGGCGAGCGCTTTCACGTCATACGTCACGTCGGCAAGAAACGCGCCGGGCGCCTGCTCGACGGTGTCACCCATGACGGCTATCCGGCGAGGGCGGCATGATCGCCGCCGCGCCCCATCCGGCCGCCGCCCCTGCCGCGCCCGCGCCGACGCCGGCGATGCGCCGGGCGCTGCGCACGCTGGAATCGGCCCGGCCGCTCGGCCTCGCCCGGATTATAGGCGGCTTTCGCGGCATCGCCGGCTTCGTCGCCCTCGATGCCGGCCGCGCGCTGGTCGCCCGCAAGCTCGCCCGGCTGGATTATTCTGGCCGCAACCCGCGCCTCAAGATCACCGGCCAGGGCCGTGCCGCGCTGCGCGCCGGAGCCCGGCCGTGATGCTGCCGCCGACGATCCGCGCCGAGCTCGACGCCGCCTTTCGCGCCGGTCCGCTGATTTCCGAGGCCGCCGCCGCGCGGATCATCGGATTTTCGGCCGACAGCTTGCGCCGCGAGCGCGAAGACGGAAAGATCGCCCATCGCCTCCGCCGCAAGCGGCGCGTCTACGCCCGCGAGGATCTCGAGGCCTATCTCGCGAGGGACCTGCCATGTCCGTCTACCGCCCGAAACGCCCGGACGGGACGTTCAAATCCCCCTATTACCAGTTCGACTTCACCGTCAAAATCCGGGGGGAACGTCGTCGCGTTCACGGATCGACGGGGGAGCGAACTCTTAGAGCGGCTCAAGCATGCGAAGCGCGGGAGCGCGCGCAAGCCCTGCGCGGCGGACCGAACGACCACCTCACCCTGACCGCGGCGATCGAGCGCTACGCCCTGGAGGTGCTCGCCGACAAGCCCGGCGGGCTCGACACCATCATCGGCCTGCAGCATTGCGAGCGGCTGTTCGGCGGCGCCCGGCGCCTCGCCAACATCACCGCCGACGACATCGCCGAGGCGGTGCTGCGCCGCGCCGCCGAGACCAAGGGGACGAAGAACCCCAAGCTGATCGCCGGCGCCACCGTCAACCGCAACATCATCGAGCCGATGCGCGCGCTGATGGGCCGCGCCGCCAGGGTCTGGGGCATTGGCTGCGAGCCGCACCGGATCGACTGGCCGGCGCTGCGCCGCCGCGAGGCGCCGCCGCGCGAACGCGAGATGAGCGAGGCCGAGGCCGAGGCGTTCTGGCGCGAGCTGCGGCCCGACTTCCACCCCTTCACCGCCTTCCTGTTCTCGCGCGGCCTGCGGCTGAACGCCGCCCTCGATCTGAAGAAACACGACGTCGACCTCGTCAACCGCCGCATCCGTGTCTGGATCAAGGGCAAGGGCCTCACCTGGGTCGGGATCTCCGATGCCGACGCCGGCCTCATCGCCAGCGAAATGAAGCTGTCACCGCTGCCGCAGGTCTGGACTTACGCGGTCGCGCGCGGCCGCGCCAAGGGCCTGCGCCGCCCGCTCACCCAGGCCGGCTATCGCCGCGGCGAGGAGACGGCGCTGCGCCGCGCCGGCATCGCCGATTTCCGCCGCCACGACATGCGCCACGACTTCGCCACCAAGCTGCTCAGGGCGACGCGGGATCTCAGGCTGGTGCAGGAGGCGATGAACCACGCCGACATCGCCTCGACCATCCGCTATGCCCATGTGCTCGACGACGATGTGCGGGCCGGCCTGAACGCGATGACCCGGAATGGTGCCGGAATGCCGCGACCGGGCCGCGTGATCGGAGATTAAGAGATTGATCGGATTGGCATTTTCCGCGAAGGCGCGGGCGCTCCCAAACCAGATGCGCTACCAGGCTGCGCTACGCTCCGGATGCCATGATCCGCCTGTGGACGGGGGTTTGCAGGGGTTGCCCGCCGAAGTCAAGGCCAAGGCGTTGCATAGCTGCGCGCGCAGCGTTCACCACCGCCGACGGCACACGTCAAAACCCTCATATTCGGCCGCCGCCGCCGCTTTCCCGCCCGTGAAATCGTCCCAAGAATGCGCCGCCAGCCCGCAGATCCG